ATGACGAACCCCTATCGCATCGAAGGCCCGGCGCTGATCTCGTTTTCGGGCGGCCGGACGAGCGGCTACATGCTCTGGCACATTCTCGACGCGCACGACGGCAAACTGCCGGACGACGTGCATGTCTGCTTCGCCAATACCGGCAAGGAGCGCGAGGAGACGCTGCGCTTCGTGCACGAGTGCGCGACCAGGTGGGGCGTGCGGGTGCGGTGGATCGAGTTCGTCGACTACGCCAAGAAGGCTCCCGTTGCCGATCGCTTCGAGGAAGTCGGGTTCAACAGCGCGAGCCGATCGGGTGAGCCCTTCGCGGCCGTGATCAGACGTAAGGGCTACCTGCCCAACAGCGTCACTCGCTTCTGCACCACGCACATGAAGATCGAGACGCTGAAGCACTTCATGCTCTCGCTCGGTTACAAGACCTGGACCAATGTCGTGGGCCTCCGCGCGGACGAGATGCACCGTGTCGCGCGCGGCCATGCCAGGAACGCAAGCGGCAAGGATCGCTGGAAGACCGTGATGCCACTGGCGGATGCCGGCGTGACCAACCGCGATGTGCGCGCGTTCTGGGCAAGACAGGAGTTCGATCTCGGATTGCTGCCCTTCGAGGGCAACTGCGATGCCTGCTTCCTGAAGGCTCGCCCGAAGTTGTGGGAGGTCGAGCGAACCCGGCCGGGGACGCTGGATTGGTGGTCGCAGCAGGAAGCCGAGATCACTGGCAAGACCAACAAGGCGAGCGGTGCACGGTTCGTAACCGAGTATAGCTACGCCGAACTGATCCAGGACGTGCGGCGCCAGCCCGACATGTTTGCCGGCGGCTTGTTCGATGACGATCCGGACATGGACGCTGAGTGCGGCCTTTGGTGCGCGGGAGAGGCGGCGTGATCGCTGACTAGCGAATCCCCCGCCACCCTGCCAACATAGCTCGATGAGACCGTGGGGCGACGAAGAGCGACCGAGCATCCTGGACCGCATGGAGCAAGGCGTGTTCGGCGCGTTGGTTGCGGTTTCTTTCGCCGTCGTGCTCGTATCGCTTTTCCGCGCCGTTTAATGCTCACTCCGCGCCAACGCCTCGCCCGCAACGCCGCGGAAGTATCGAAGCTTGCCTACGCGCTCGATCTTGGCAGACTGTCGGACCCGTCGCGGCTCGTCCGGGCGGTCGACGAGCTATCCGAGGTTCTGGAGGAATGGGGCATGGGAAAAGACGTCCTCGCGGCACTGCGCGCGGCAGATGAAGATGACGTGCGGAAGGCGCTTGAGGGTGCCTATGTCTCGGCACCGCTGAGCGAGCCGGCCGAGCTGCTCGAGTTCTTCAATCGGATGGTCGACGTGCTGGCCGGGGAGCGTGAGGCCTAGCGCTTTGTTCCATATTCGTTCTACATCGGCGCGGGGGCGATTCGATGACGGGAACGAGACGATGCGCGATATTGGTTGGCCAAACGAATTACCCGACCCCTCCTTCACGGCCGATCGACCCGGTGAGGAGAAGGGCCGCTATCTCCGGGCGCTATATCGGGCCAGCAACGGGGCGGAACAACACCGGATCGTGCTCGCCGAGTATGCGCGGCTCTACGGCCGGGAGAAATGGGACCTCGACCTGAGCTACATCGTCAAGGACAGCCATACCGAGGGCCGCGAACTCAAGGGCCAACGCTATGACCAGGTTATGCAGACTTGGGTATGGCCGGACGGGGAGCTGGTCCGGTATAAAGGAGACGAGGGTGTGTAATCTCTACCGCGCCGCCCGTTCTGCCGACGAGATCGCCCGCCTCTTCCGGGTCGAGAGCACGATCGGCAACGCGGCAGAGGAGGTCTACCCCGGCTATCCCGGTCTTGTCGTGGCCGATGGCACGCTGAGAACGATGGTCTGGGGCTTCCCGCTGGCGCAGAAGAGCAAGCGGACCGGGCAACCTCTCAAGCCCCGGCCGGTGAACAACGCGCGCACCGACAGGCTCGACAGCTTCATGTGGCGCTACAGCTTTCAGGAGCGGCGCTGCCTGATCCCGCTCACCGCATGGGCCGAAGCCGAGGGTCCCAAGGGCGCCATGACCCGCACATGGATGAGCCTGCCCGATCAGCCGATCTTCGCCTGTGCGGGGATCTGGCGTGCCAGCGACGAGTGGGGCAACTGCTATTCGATGATCATGACCGACGCCGGCGGGGCTGCGGCGGAGGTGCACGACCGCATGCCGGTGATCCTGCGGCCCGATGACTACGAGCGGTGGCAGCACGCGGCACCGGAGGAGGCGAGGGCGTTGTGCGTGCCGTATGCTGGCGAGGTTGCGATCGAGCGGACGGCGGAGTCGTGGAGGCGGGGCTAATCGCCCGGCGGACAGGCGCGCACGTAGGCTTCGGCCTGGTCAGCATACTTGCCCGGCAGCGTGTATTCACCGAGCTTGGCCCCCAGCGCCGCGATGAGAGCACGCATGTCGGTTGGCAGGGGGCCGAGCGGTTCGGGGCGAACGGGTGGTGTGCCGGGGCAGGGCTTCTGCACCTCCTTGACCACTTCGACCGTCCGGACCTCGATGCCGGGTTCGCTGTGGGAGCAAGCAGACAGACTGACCAAAAGGGCGAAAATTATTCCGGGATTATTCCTGCGCATCACAGCCCCCTCAGTTCATCGAGCAACTCAGTCGGCACCTCGCACCGCCCGTCACTCGGCTGTTGAGCCATCTGGCGCAGGCGCGCGATCTTCGCGTCCGATTCCAGCGCTTCCCCTCGCAGCCTGTCGCGGTCGCGCTCAGCTTCGAGCTTGGCCTGCTCGAAGGCCGCGGCGCGCTCGCTCGCTTCACCCATAAGGCGCTTGAAGTCGGCCTCCAGCGTCTCGATCGACTGCCGGGTGACGGCATGCCGGGCCTCGCAGGTCGCCAGTTCGTTGCGCTTGTCCTCCAGCGCGTCGTGAGCGGCAGAGAGGCGCCACGTCTGCACACCGACGACCACGAGGGCCACGACAAGCAGCGCACCGAAGATCTTGCTGGTTAGTGCGGAGAAGGGATTGAAGGGCATCAGTGCGACCCCCTCGCCATCCACGCCAGGATTCCGATGATCAGCAGCGCACCAACGGCTGCGACGGTGACTGTTGGCACGGCGATGAGAATGCCCCACCAAGGAATGACGCCGAACGCCCAGAGCGCACCTGCAATCACGGTGACAAGCGCGGCAATACCGAGCCAGCCCTTCCAGCCCATAGCCATCATCATCGCGCTTCCTCCTCGATCCCATCTGCCACCGCCTCGGCAGCATCAGCCGTCGCTCGAGCAGCTTCCGCAGCGTCCCTACCGATGTCGCCGGAAATCCCATCCTTGTTCGCGGTGAACGACAGCTTCCCGCCTGCGAGCACGATCACGACCAGGACAAGCAGCGAGAGGGCAATCGTGCCGATCGCGAGGTGCGAGTTCAGCGCCAGCGCGTGAACTTGCTCGTGCATCAGTGACAGACAGCCATCGACCGATTCCTGCGATCGGGGCTTGCCCGATGCCCGCTCGGCACCGATTGCCCGGCCGCACCAGTCGGGGCCGGAAAGCAGGTCGATCAGCCACCACGCGAACACGATCAACGCGGCGCTTGTGACGGCAACCGCAACGAGGGCCCACGACCGGATGGCGTTGCGCATTTTCACGCGACGTTCCTGATCCTATGAGCGAACCACCCGAAGGCGAAGTCCTCGAACTTGCTATCGTTGTCTGCGAGGCGAAGGTAGTGACCGCCCTGCAGCGCGTCGAGCGCGCCGAGCATGGCCTGAGTGCCGGCAGCGCCGCGGCGTTTCTTGAAGGCTCGGAAAGCGTTCAGCGTGGCAGGACCGACATCCCCGTCCTCCGCGATGTTCGCATAGGTCTGGCCGCGCTCGTTGAAGGCGTTCAGCGCCTCCTGGAACCAGCGGCTCGCCCGATCCACGCCGGCGTTGACGCCCGTGTCGATCAGCTCCTCGGCGACCTTCTCGTCGATCTCTGCCGCGTCGTCGAAGTTCGGGGCGACGACATAGCGCGTGTAGTAGATCTGGAACGCGGTCGAGCGCGGCAGGTCGCGCATGTGCCCGCGATAGCCGTTGGCTCGCGCGACAGCCTCGGTGATGCCGTATTTCGTGGCGCCGCCCGGGTCAGAGGGGTGGTCGACGAAGCCGCCCTCGACTGCAATCACGCCGTCGATGATCGCCTTGATGCGCGGGTTCATGACTTTTTCTCCTGCCGGCGTTCCTCGAGCTTCTCGGCCGCTACGATCACAGCCGCACGTTCGCGCATCTCGCCGCGCCCCTGCATGATCGCTTTCAGGCGGTGGACTTCTGCATCGCTTTCGGCGTGCCGGCGCTTGCACTCCGCGAGTTCGTCCTCGACCACGCGCAGCCGCTCCTCGCGGTGCTTCTCGCGCTCGAGGAGGGCGGTGACCTGGCCCTGCAATTGCGTGATGAGCAGGTTCGTGCCCGCGTCGAGCCGGTCTGCCTGCTTGTCCATGCGCCCCCCAAAGAACTCGAACAGCCATTTCACGAAGAAGAAGCCGACGCCGCCGCCAGCGCCGAGGCCGAGCGTGGTCGTGCCGAGTGCGAGCAGGCTATCCATGACACCGCCTCCACACGAACAGCACCGACGCCGCGCTGCTGGCGACGGAGAGCGCCACCAGAGCGAGCAGGGCGAGGGATTGGCGCGGAAACAGCATGTGCGCGTTCTGCGGCACGATCGTCGGTCAATTATACGGACGCCATGCATTGGCGCTATTGCGCCCGTCGGGCGTAACGCTATGGGTTTTGCCCGTGCCCAGTAGACATCATTCGCGCCGCCGGCGCTCGCGCAAATCGAACAGGACGCCGCTCTTGGTGGGCGCTGGTCTCGCAGTGCTTCTGCTCGGCGGAGCTGCAACGGCCTGGGTCTATCAGGAAGGCTCCGAGGCAACCGCCGCGAAGAATCCCGTCCAATCCGATCTCGCCCCGTACACCGTTGTTGTAGCGGGAATCGACAGCCTGACGGATGGGGCCGGGGGGACGGACTGGCGCCGCTATTTCCGGCAGGAGCTGGTCGGGGAGCTTGGTGATGGCGGGCCGGGGTGGGCGTCGTTCTCTGAGCGCGGCGCCGAAGAGCATGGCGCTGACTTCAAATACGGGGGCACCTTCAGACCTTTCCATCTCAATACGCCCCATGGCAGCAGCTCGCTGGACGGCGAAGGGATCGCGGCGAGCGATGGAGGAACCTTCGCGTGGTCTGGACCGGAAGGGTGGGACAAGGCTCGGATATTCTATCGAGCACAGCCGGATGGCGGCACGCTGACATGCGGGAATGGAGGCGTTGCCGATACTTCCGGAAGTGGCATCGGGTGGATCGATGTCCGCGGAAGTATCCAGTGCAGCGCAAGCGGCAACGTGACCGCGTTTGGCGCGCTCCTATTGTCCGATGAGCCCGGTCTCGTCGTAGTCAACATGGCTCGCGGCGGTCGCAAATTGGCCGATGTTGCTGCTCAAGACAGCGAGTTGCGCACGCAATGGTTTGCCGCCCTGCTGCCCGATGTGTTCTTGCTGAATGCCGGCACGAACGACTGGCGCGACGATACGCCGGCCACTCATGAGGCGGGGCTGCGAAAAGTGATCCAGGCAGCGCATAGAGGCGCGCCCGAAATGCAAACCTACCTGGTCGAGCACAACGCGTTCGGAGGGACCCAGGACGCCGCTGGATCGGAGCGTCACCTCGCGAACGCCGCAGTCAAGAAAGGCCTTGCTCGGGAACTCGGCCTGTCAGTCATTGAAGTTCGCGATGTGCTTGGAGCGTATAGCTCTGCGCGCGCTAGCGGCCTGATTATGGATACGGTGCATCCCTCGGACCAAGGCAATCAATTGCTCGGCCGTCACTTCGCGCGGCAGGTCCGGGACGATCTTCAGTAGACGAGCGCGGTGAAACCGCCTTCGCCGCTCGTGGTAACCGTGATCCCTCCGCCACTGCCGACGATCACGCTGCAACTCGCAGAGCGGCAGACGATCTCGACCTTTTTGCCGGCCAGGTCGGAGCGCTTAGGCACGCTGTAACCGGCAACTGGCGCAGTGGCGTGCCAGATCCATTCATGTCTGCCACCGCCGAGAGGAAAGGTGAAATTGATGTCAGCGAGCGGGTCGAAGGCCGGATCCATCCAGCCATAACCCGCGACTACGGACCGCACGTCACCCGCCTCGACATCTTCGTTCCACCGGCTGACTGCGTAGGCCTTGTTGAAGGTCGACAGGAAGTGTGAAATCGTGGGGTTGTTCTCTGCTGTCCATCCTTGGATGCGAGACCGGGCCATGATGAACTTACGTAGCCAGTTGCCGCCCGAATCCTTGACGCCATAACCAGCGACGAGTGCCGCACGCTGGATGCCGTCAGCCCACCAGTTTGCACCCTCCCACACGGCTGCGTCATGGTAGTATTCCTCGGTGTTGGCGGTGATGTCATTCCAAGTTCCGAAGTCGCGGACGGTGCCGCTATGATCGAGCGCGGCACCGCAAGGCACTGTGCCTGGGATGATGAAGTGCAGCGTTTCGCTGGCGCTGGATCGCGCATTGATCGCCTGCCACTGCGTAGGCCATGAGGAATCGCAGTGATGGTCCTGAAGCGCGGTCACCTGATGCGTCACCGAGCTGGCCCACGCATCATCATTCCATCGCAGGTCGAGCTGAAGCTGCATCGGCAGTGCGGGGTTGTTGTAGTCGAACTGCTCGGAGGAGCCGACATCGGCAGCAATCGCGTCAAGTACGCCTGCCGCATTCGGAATTCGGTACGTCACGGCCTGCGCTCGTTCGGTCACGGTGTAGACCCCGTCAGCAACGAGCCTCAGGCCGCCCTGAACCCTAACCTGCTGATCGACCAACGCAGTCGCTGGATAGAGGTAGGCCAGAATGCCGGTTGAAATGGTGAAGTCCGCCGTGTTCGTCGCATCCGAGACATGCGTGGCCGTTCCCGATGTAAGCGTATCGCCGCTGATGGACCATTCCGTTTCCGTGCCGGTGTTCAGGGCGGTCAGGAACAGCCGGTTCGCGTCATAGACGCCGGTCAGCATGTAGCTTGTACCGCCCACGGACCAGATCGAGCCCACGTCGACATTCGACTTGCCGTGCGCGGTTGAGGTGACCAGGCTCGACGTGATGCCGTGCGCGCCGCCCATGAACATGCCGTTGATCTTGTACGCGGGATGGCAATCCGACTGCACGGCAAAAGTGTTCGCGCTGGCGCCGGTGCCACTGTAGTTCGCAGCGAACGCGCCCGGCGTCAGCGGCGCCGGCGTCGCGGCGTCGATCTGAACGACGGAACGGAACTGATAGGTGTTGTTGTAGTCGCGGCTCTCCGGGCTGTAGTCGACCTTCTGGACGATGTGCTTGCCGCTCTTCCACGGCTTGCGCATGTAACTGGCGTAGCCTTGCTGGCACAGAACGAACTCGCCGGTCGCGAGATCGGGTGCCGTCGAGATGGATTCCTTGGTCTTTGGAGTGCCGTATGGACTGAGAGCGGCGGCCGAAGTGCCGGAGTTCACCATCACCGCTTTTGCCAGCTCGATCTCCGCGCCAGTCGGAATGACGTTCGAGCTGGCAAACACCAGCGAGGGAATGCCCTGCGCCCATTTCAGGTTCGTCCCGAAGTGCGTGGCGGCGGCCGGGATCGAGGCTGCTGCCACAGTCAGGGTTCGCAGGTCTGCGCTTAGTGTTACTCCGGCCGTGACCGAACTAATGAAGTCGGCAGCGGCGCTGGCGCTGTAGAAATTCACTCGCGCCGCGTTCATCAGCCAATTCGGCGCCGCACCGTCGATCGACATGGTGAAGCCAGTGGCGCGCATGGCATCCGTGATCGGCATAAGGCCGGAAGTCAGGAATGCCTGCGCCGACACCGGAAGGCCGGTGGTGTTCTGATATATCTTGTTGGGCTCCATCCCATCGCCGGGCAGCGTGAAATGGTTAGTCACGTTCTTCGACGCGTCGAGCGCGATTTGTCCGGCATCACCGATTGCGGACGCGTTCTCAAGGAAGCGGATCGTCACCTCGCCGAAGCGACTGAGACTCAGGGTGGGCGACCAACTTTCGCCAGGGGCAGAGCGGCAGAGCGTGGTGGGCCAATCGAAATTCAGGTCGGCACCAAACGGGATCGCCTCACGTAGCGGCGGCTCGATCTGGAACAAATTGTCGCCGAGTGCCCGGATGACCCGATAAGCCGCCCCGTTGTAACTGAACTTCTCACCTCCCTCGAGTGCGGCCCCAGCGGTGATTTCGATGTGCAGCGTGGTGGCCCGCATCGAGGCCGCTTGCCCCGCGATCGCGACGATGTAGGGATCGGCATATCCAGCAGATTCGGGCCATAGGTTGTTGTCGGTGACGAACTGCGGAACCCGCACCGGCTTGCCGCCAGTCTGCGGCCGATTTGCGTAGGCGAGCGACAAGAGTGGCACCAGGCAATCGACGGTCCCGCGACCGAGATACCCCTCCCACGCCTCCCATGCGCGAACCTTCTCTGGAGAGGTCAGGTTGATCCCTTCGAACGTGATCTCCCACCGGCCGCCGCCATCGGTTGCAATGACGTCCTCTTCGCCGTTGAGAGCAACGCCGCCGGACACTACCGACTGAACCACCCGCGCCGTCACCCTCTTGGGGTCGAAGATGTGTGCCGGAAAGATGAAGGCCATGCGGCGGTGTGGCTCGCAACGGGCACTACTCGCTACGGACGGCCTATCCCTCCGGAGGTGGAGGAGGCGCAGGCTCCGGCACTGCCTCGCCCTCCTCAAGCGGCACGAGTTTCCCGTTCTGCCGCACTGCGCCGGCTATTCGCTTGAACTGGATCGCCATCACGCCACCGTCGCGGTAGCGGGACCGCCCGGCGCGGAGGCGATCTCGTTCGCATTGTAGGCTACGACCCACCACCAGTATGTGCCAGGCGCCAAACCGCCGTCGACTACGCTCATGACCTGACCCAAGCCGCCGACGATCTCGCCTGACACATCTGCAGCCGTGCCGAAGTCGTCGGCTGTGTTGCGGAACAGTTTCACGTAGCTCAGGTTAGCACTCGATGGATTGCGCCAAGTCACTTCGGCCTCACCGGCAGCGCCGGTCGATGTCACCTCACTCGGCGCGGCGGGCGCGAGGTTCGCAGTGGAGGTGCTGATGGTCGTGTCGGCCGACCAGCCCGAGAATCGCCCGCCCGAATTGTAGGCCACTCCCACGTCGATCATCTCGTCCGCAGGCACGGCACCTGTGAGCAATGTCGAACCGCTCGGCGTAACCTCCTGCTCGACGTAGGACGCCTCGCCGTCGATGCGCCACCGCACGAACCAAGTCGGAGCCGCGGCGCTGATGGGATCGAACGTCACCGCGATGCGCGCGAAAGTGCCGGAGCCGTCAATCTGCGCAACGGCGGTGGCGATCGTCGGCGCGGTCAGTGGCGGCAGGTAGTATTTCGCGGCCGTGGGTGCGGGTTGACCGTCCTCGGTTGCCGGGTTCCATGCGTCCACGTTCTCGTCGACCGCGACCCATTCGATTATCGCGCCGCCTGTCTCACTGTCGCGTTCGCCGCCGATCACCTCGACCGCGCCGGTGAAGAACACGGTCCCGGCCTCCTCGATCGTCAGGTTGATGTAGCGCTCGGCCAGCGCCTCACGTGCCGAGAACACCGTCCGCACTCGCCCGCGCTGGGGCGCATTGACCCGCGCCATCTGCCGCTTGTCGAGACGCCGGGCCTGCGTATGCGAGGGCACCTGGTGCTCGACGGTGGTGGAGACCACCTTCCCGCGCTCGGCAATGTCGCTGTCGTCACGCCATGGCTGGCACTCGACCTCGTTGTAGTCGTGCGCCGCCGAGACATAGCGCGTGATGATCTCGTTGAGCCGGTTCTCGTCCTCGACAAACTCCTGCAGCTCGTAGTCGACGATCTGATCCGGCCCGACGCTGACCGTCGGCTCGTAGAGCTTGCCGGAATGGACCCTGATGCAGCCGTTCTCGTCGACCGCGCTCCACCCGTCGAAGGTGCTGCGGATCATGTCGTCGACCTGCACCGGGTCGGCATCCGCCGGGAAGATGATGGCAGCGCGGTACTTGGGCTCGGTTCCGCCGGCAGCGAGCGGAATCGCTATGTCGCAGTCGTTCGCTGCGTCGATCCACATCTGCTCGACCGGCGCGATCTTCGCCGCGTAGTCGTTGCCCATGAACACGGTCTTGAACCACAGATAGTGGAGCACCGCGTTCTCGGTGTAGGTCCATGTGCTGGGATTGTAGGGATCGCTGCCAGGATCGCGCGGGTCGTGGCAGAAGTGCCCCTGCACCGCGAGGCTCATCGTCACGTTGTCGCCCTGCGGGTAGATGTCGAGGAAGTCCTCGCCCTTCACGCCGGTCTTGATGAGGTAGCCCGAGACGATGCCGTCGCCGCGGTGGTTATTCGTCCACGGCGGCACCCGGCTGACCACGGCGGCATGCGCGGTGTTCGGATTGGCGCCGAGGTTGTAGCCCGCCAGCACCTTGTTATCGTCGTAGCTGCCGTCCGAGAGCTGCTGCACGAAGCCGCCCGAGATCGTCACCTTGTCGTCGTTGAGGTAGGGTTGCAGGACGGCGTTGATCGGGCCCTCGCAGAACGCGCCCACGTCCACCGTCTCGCTGTCGCTGGTGTTCGTGTAGAGCATGAGCGACCAGAACACCCGCCGCGCGCCGAGAACGTGGATGCGCGGCGGGGTCGGGCTCTTGTGCTCGCGCTCGGAGGCATCGGGCTTGGGCGGACTGCCTCGGAGCAGTCCGGACGCGAAGTAGGTCGCCGCCGTGGTGATGGCATAAGCGGCGATCGAGGCGACCGCCTGGCTGACGCCCCACGCGACGAGCTGAGCGGCTATGGCCTGAGGCATCGTGGCCTCCACGCCTTGAGGACAGTCGGCGCGCTGACTGCGGCAATGCCACCGGTGGCGGGTACGAACGCCCAGCGCCGACCAGTCCAGATCGCGCCGCATTCGACTGCGCGGGCATCGACGCCCATCAACTCGATGACGCCCACGTCGCCCGGCTCGAGCTCGGTCAGTGCGACTTCATCGGCGCGGCCCTCGGCGGCGCGATCCCACAGTGGCACGAGGCCACCAGCCTCGTGCAGCATCGCCTCGGCTTCGGCCTCGTCGGCATAGGTGGGCAGGGCGTCGGCTAGCCCCGCCCAGATCGCAGGGAAGGCGGTGCAGTCATGCAGGCGCCATTCCCAATGCTTCGCGCGCGCCGCTGCGAGGTATTCGCCGAGATCCATCAGCGCGGCCCGAACCGGCGCGTCACGCCCTGCGAGATCATCGCGACGTGATCGCAGAACGCATCAGTAGGTGAGCGAAGGCGCTGGCTCGCATCGGTCCAGAACGTGAAGCGCGGGTTCGACCGGGACGTGTCCGCACCGCCGACCATGAGGATGATCGAGCGCACCCGGCCGTCATCGGAATGACGGCTTTCGACGCGCAGGGCGTCGGCGATGCCAAGCCACTCCCATGTGATGCCGCCGACGAGTTGCCAGTCCTGATCGAACACGACGTGCCCGATGCGCGTCTGCGCGCCCTTGACGCTGGCCTTGTCCTCGCGCGCCAGTCGCAGGGTTTCGGGCGAGACGCCGGAGAGGGTGAAGTTCACGCGATCCGCGACGCCGTTGATGAGCGCCTGTAGCCCCGGAATGCCGATGATGTGACCGGCACCGAGCCATGTCGCGCCAGCGGGGTCTACGGCGTCGGCAGGTGTTTCAAGCGGCCCGAATCCGGTCCAGAGGTAGCAGACCGGGTCGCTGTCGATGCGCAGGAGCCATGAGACGCGGTTGACGGCCATGGCGATGTCGTGGCGCGCAGGCGCGGTGGATTATACGGACGGGCTCACCTGCCGTAGCGCTGGGCACTCTGCACTCGGCCAGGCGCGTCTTTCATCGACTGCTGATAGGCCTTGCCTGCCGCCTGCGCTGCATTGGCGCGCGAGATGCGCTCCATGTCGGCGTAGAGCTCTGCGGTCACTACCGCGCCGCGTAGATCGAACTTGGGCGAACTGATGACGGTAGTGCCGTTCTGCGCTGTCAGCCGGTGGTTCGGCACGATGACGCCGTTCTGCTGGGGCACGAACAGTTCTCGGCCGCTCTCGCCGACCTCGTAAGGGATTCCTGCTCGCACCGGGCCGCCAATCGCCTTGCCGCCGCCGAAGATCGCCCCGGTGACGGACGAGAACAGGCCCCCGAGCAGGTTGCCGCCGCCAGCCTGGTCCAGCGCCTCCGCCAGCGGACGGAAGATCACCTGATCGAGAAAGATCGAGAACAGGTCCTTCACGAACTGGTCGTCCGTGCCGAGCGCGTCGGAGAGGGCGTCGCTGATACCCTGATTGACCGATTCCAGCTTGCGGGCGACGGCTTCCTCGACGCGCGTGGCGGGATCGGCCATGCTGTCGGCGTACCGGCCAAGCGGCCCTTGATGCGCTCGCTCTGTTACCCTGCGCCGTGCATCAGCCGTGTTTTCCAGCGAGGCCAGCGCGATACGCGCTCGCTCTTGCTCCGCGTCGGTTGCGGTTTCGCTGGCGAGCACGGCCTCGAGCTTCGCGCGAAGGTAAGCGTCCTCGGCCTCCAGAATACGGAGGGCGATCGAGCGGCGCTCGCCTTCCGTTCGGGCGAGATCATACTCGAGGCGCAGGGCTTCCTGACCCGCCTGATATCGCTCCGATGCGAGCTCCTGCGCCTCTTGCTCGAGTTGCGCCCTCTTGGTGAACGCGATGGCCTCGCGCTCGGCTTGGGCGAGGATTTCGACTTGCGCGGCGAGGAGGCTCTTCTGAGCCTCGCTATAGTCGGCATCGGCAGCGATAGACTCGAGGGTCCGCTTTTGTGCCAGTTCCACCCCGCGCAGTTCGAGTTCAGCCTGCTCCTCCGCGCTGGTGGCAGTCGAGCGCATGGCCGACCATGTTTGCTGAGCGTAAGCGGCCATTTCGGACGCGAAGCGCTCTTGGATTTCGGCAGCCGTGGGGCCGGTTGGTCCAGTCCGCCCCTTCTCCGGCTTAGTCGTAGCGCCCGCCGTGCCGCCTGTGCCGCCACCCGCGCCTGTTGGATCGAGGCCTGCCTTCGCCGCCGCCGTTCGCAACTCAAGCCCGCGCATCAGTTCATCAATCCGGCGATCGATCTCAGCGACTTCTGCGTCGCGCTGATTGATGCCGAGCAGGTTGTAGAGCGCCTGCCCAGCCTCGGCCGGGCCAGCAGCCGGGTTGGGGTTGCGGATGAACTCCTTCTGCCTGTTCAGCCGGGCGATTTCGGCACCGGTTTCGAGGAAGTCGAGCCTGTTCAGCGTGTTTATCAGGTTGGTCGCCACGCCGATCGCGGTGCCCATCGAGCCAGACAGACCATCAATCTTCCCTGCCGCCTGATCGGCGAATGTCCCAAGGTTACCGACCTTGACGCCGGCCTCTTGAAGCCGGGCCGCCAGCGTATCGTTGGTCTTCGCAAGCGCGTCGGTTTCACCGCGCAGACGCGCCGCCGCCGCCTCCGCGCTTTCGAATTCAGTGATGAGGTAGCCGAGGCCGATCACGACCGCAGACAGGCCGAGAGTTGCGATTGCACCGGAAAGCCCGCGCATCGCGAATGCCAGTGCCTCGGTCGTCGTCGCGGCACCGGCCAAGCGCGCCTGAAGCGCGAACGACGCAGCGCCCATAGCGCCCATGCTTTGGGCTGCACCAGCTGCCGAACCCGCAAGGGCGATGTTCGCCGCAGTGGCCCGGGCAGCGGCGGCCACATAGCCGACACCGAGAGTGGCGGCGATCGTCGCCAGCGCGGGAATGATGATGTCGAGGTTGTCCGCCAGCGTCTTGAGCGCTTCGCCCACAGCCGCCGAGGCTCCGCTCGATTTGTCGGCCTCGCCAATGTAGACCGTCAACGCGCTGGTGAGTGCGGTGAACCCGCCCGAAAGTGTGAGCGTAGCCTTCTCGGCGTCGGTCAGCGTCTGCACACCCCCGCGAAGGACGCCCTCGAAGAATTGCCTCGAGGTGATCTCGCCTTCCGCAATGGCGGCGCGCAATTTCGATACGGATCCGCCGTAGCCATCGATCCCACGCGCAGCAGCCTGCGCGAGGGGAAGGGCGCCTTCGAGGATGGAGTTGAATTCCTCGGCGCGGACAACGCCCGAGCCGAGTGCCTGACCAAGCTGCAAGAGCGCGCCGCTGGCCTGCTCCGCGCTCGTCCCCGTCACCTTGAGCGAGGCGGCGATGATCTCGTTGAGCTGGACGATCTGCGAGGTGGACGCGCCAAGGTCTTTTTGCGCCATGCTCGCACGGAGGAACACCTGTGTCAGGCCTTCGAGGTCCGCGCCGTAGCGCTGAGAGATGTCCAGCAGACTTGCTTGAACATCGGCGAGTGCCGCACCCTCCAGCCCCGCCACGCGAAGGTTGTTCTGTAGCCGCGTGTAGGCGTCCGAGATGCGCGCGACCTCACGCACCGAAAACGCCGCCGCGAAGGTGGCGGCAAGGCCCTTCAGCGCGTTACCGATCTGCCCGGAAGAAGCGCGCATCTGGCGCTCGAATTGCTGCATCCGGGTCTGCTGTGCCCCCGTCGAGCGTTCGAACTCTCGCTGAGCGCGCTTCAGGTCGGCCTCGTATTTGCCGATCCGCGCTTCAAACTCGACGATCACTTCATCTGCTGTCGGCATCAGTGCAGCACCTTAATTCCGCGCGCCTCCAGGTGGGCGCGACGCTCCAGAGTCTCTTCGATGGACGGGGGCTCGAGGGTTTCCTCGGTTTCGTGGGCGAGCTGCCAGTTGTGAAACAGCGCCTGGTATTCATAGAGGGCGAGCTTTTCCGCCTCACTCGGCGGGATGTTCATCATCGCGCAATTCGCGAGGACCTGACCGATGTCGATCAGGCTTGGCCGTTCTCCGGCTCCTCGGGCTTTTTTTTGCGTCGGTCTGCGCAGGCTCGTAGCCTTGGTACGCGGCGATGACGATCGCTGCGGCGAGCTTGCGGCTTTCAATGATCGGCCGGCGATCCGGGCCGGTCACGTATGCGCGCACAAGGTCGTCGACCATGGCGGTATTGAGCTTCACCGGTTCTTCGCGAACCTCGCCTCCGTCGCCCCCCAGAAGGCCCTGTCGGATGACGGCCTCGATTTCGGCGATACCAGCCTGATGCTCGTAGAAGCGCCACACGAGCCGTTCGAACGGCACGCCGCCCGCCGCCTTCTCGACGGCAGCGCAGCCAGTCCACGTCAGTTTGAAGTGGTACTTGCCGTCGCCAAAAGCCTCGGTGACGCCGAGTTCCATGTCAGGCAGCGTCGGTCCACGCCAGCAGGCCAGTCCCGGTGATGGTCATCGAAACCTGCGTCCACTCGCCGTTGTTGCCGGTCACTTCGAAGTTGGAGATGAACCCGGGGCCACCCCAATAGCCGTCATCGATCGCGACAGCGGGCGCGCCGGGCTCATCCAGGGCGAAACGCCAGTTCTGAGAAGTCCCCATGAGGCCGCGGATCGCGGACATCTGCGCGCGGTTGTAGAGCCCGGAGCCGGTGATCGACCAATCCTGCGCGCCAACCTCGCGGATGGTCTGCGCGACCGCCTCAGGGTCCTCGCAATCCCAATCCTCGGTCTCGAAAGCACTGGCATAGGTGATATTCAGCCCGCGCGTGTTGATGCCGCAAAGCTGGGTGAAGGCCTCGGGATCAGCGCCGTCGCCGTACAAAATGTCGGCGTAGTTCCCTTTGATTCTCCCGGTGGTAAAAGCCATCGTCGGATATCCCCGCTGGTGCTGTTGGCGGGACAATGGCGGGGGTGCGGGGCAGTCTCTACGGACGGAAAGGGGGAGAGGTATGCCGAAGTGGGCTTGGTTGTTGTTTGCTGCCGTCCCGATTGCCGGGATTGGCTATCTGGCAACTCAATTCGAAACGTCGGACGCGGCTGCTGAGAGGCTGTCGCGCGAGACGGCGGTGCTTCGTCAGCAGCACGACGCGGTGGCCGATCGGATCACACTCGCCGAGTTCAGTGCGCTGCGCACAGGTATGTCGCACGCAGAGGTGCAGGAAATCGTGGGATCAGGCGGCAAGCTTATATCAGAGTCCGAACTCGCAGGCGTCCACACTGCGATGTATCAATTCGAAGGTGAGGGCTCGCTCGGAGCAAACGCGAGCGTCATGTTCCAGAACGGCGAGCTGATCCAGAAGTCGCAGTTTGGGCTGCGGTAGTGAATGCGCGGAGGGGGCGATGGAGTTTCTGTTAATTTGGGCGGTCTGCGGAGCCGCCGCCTACGCTGTTGCAAACAGCAAGGGGCGGAGTGGCTGTGCGTGGGGCCTGATCGGGTTTTTGCTCGGACCGCTCGGGCTTCTCGTCGCCTTTGTGATGCCAGCGGACACGAGCAGGATCGAGCGAGCGGGACTCCAGGGCGGCGAGTTGCGAAAGTGTCCGCAATGCGCGGAGACCATCAAGGCTGAGGCGAGAAAGTGCCGATATTGCGGAAGCGTGGTGGGTTAGGCTCAGGCCTCAGCCAGCGCCTTCATCTCCCAGAAGATCACGCCGTGCCACACGTCCGCCTCTTCCGGGTCGGGCAGAACCTGTGTGCGCACGACATAGCAATCCTCAATGCCGTCGATCGCTTCGGCAACTGCGTCCACCGTGTCGCCTACCCATTGCTCCGGATCGTAGATGCCCGCCGCTGCATCGACGCCTGCAAAGACATGATAGGCGCCCGAGACATCACCCCCACGCCAGCACGAATACCGATCGGGCTCGCTGGTCGCGGTGCCGTAGCGCCCGAAGGGCTTGACCGGCGCGTTCGGCGTCTTCGCAGGATAGAGCCGCGCCGCTGGGATGCGCGCAGTGACGGCCGCGTCAGCTTTCAGCGCGGCCAGGATCGTCTGCCGGGCGTGGACTGTCGGGGAAATCCCCATCGTCGTTATCCGGCGCTATCAGGCTTGGGAAAACGAACACCGAGCCGAGGGCGGCGAACAGATTCCAGTTCGTCTCCGGATGCGTCGTCTCCACCCGCCGCAAGATCGCGGTCATCCACGCTGTCAGCCGGGTTACGCTCAGGCCCATCGGGCGCGGGCTTAGCGGGTTTCTTCGCCTCTGTCGCCTTCCCTGCAGCGCGGGCAGCTTCGAGCACCTCGCGCTTCACGGAATAGAGGCCTTTGCCGTCCACGCCGCGGTCATGACGGTATTCCGACATCGCCCGCGACGGCCAGCGGTGGTTGTAGACCTCGGAGAAGCGGGCCCAGACCATTACGCGGCGACGGTGCGGCCGATCACCACGATATCGTAGTCGACACCGGTGCCGGCGCCGCTATTCGCGATGGTGAGCAAATCGCCAGTGCCCGCAGTGACGGGCCAACCGGTGCGGCTGACGAACACGGAATATTCGCCGGGCTTCACCGCCACGCCGTCTCCTGCGGCAAGGAACGGGCCGTTGAAGCCGTTGGCCGCAGCAGGGGCGACCGTGACGTTGTTCGTGTTGCCCGCCGCTGCCTTAACGTAGATCAGGACGATCTCGGCGGCCGTAATGGTCGCGCCGAACGCATCGGTGAGCAGTCCGGCGAGATCGAGATCTTCGCTTGCCGAGGCGGCGAGGGTGCGTGCGTCGGCGAACAGCAGGTCCGCCTTGTCCAGCGCGTCGGCGCCAGGCGTGAGTTCCAGCGCCTCGGTGATGTCGTCGAGCCGCAGCTTCGGACTGCCGAGGTCATTCGCTCCGGTGAGCGAGGCCGCGACAGAGAGGCGGATTTGTGCGTGAACGCCAGCGGGCATGTCGGGGCTCCTTGCCTGATCGACGGCAGGTAAGCGTCAGATCGGGCGAGCCGCTACGGACGGGCGAACATGCGATCTAGCGGTTCGGGATCGCCGTCTGGGGTGGAAACGGGCGTGGGGTATTCTTCGACCAACCCCGGCCAGCGCGGGTGTGGGTGAGGCCGAGCGGTTTGCTCGACCTCGCGCTCTTTCCACTTACGCGGGATCACGGGCCAGCGCCGCCAGCGCGCGGTGCACATCGTCGAGCGAATGTTCTTTGGCGTCGATGAACACAACGTAGTGCTGAGATGCTGGTCGCCAGTTCTCCTCTTCGCCGCCGGGTAGTTTGAACGCCGGCCAGACTGCCTTGTTGTCGACCGTCATCCACGCTTCGCCGCTCGGCGTCGCCTTGGTGAATGATTGATTCTCGGGGTGGTCGCCTGTGTTGATCCCGTTGTCATAGACGCAGCGGAAGTTGATCTTCCGGCTGACGCCGTAGTCCTCCACTGAGGTGACATTCATCTTAGCAATGACATGCATAGCGATTCCTTCTCGCAAATGGTTGGTGGCGCTCGCCGGAACCGAGGATGCACGCGCCGGAATATCACGTCGGCGGATGCTCGCTGGCCTGCCCTCTGAGCCGCGCCACCATACGCGTGAGACATCGCAGCGCTACGGACGGGCTATAGCGTGCCGCCCTTGCTGATGCGCTTGGCAGCGGCCTTGGCCAAAGCCTCGCCTTCCTTGCGCACGGTCTTTGCTGCCGGCCTAGCGAATGGGCGCTCTGCCATCTTGCTCGTGCCGAACTCCAGCGGCAGGGCATGCGGTGCGTCGAACACGGAGTTGGCCCTGAACGGCCCCAGCTTCTCGACGTGGCCGGAGCGTCGCAAGTCGCCCGTGTCCTCGTTCGGAGGCTGGCCCGGCGCGCTCGGCACATGGTTCGCGCCTGAGACGGCCCCCTCGGTGATGAGGTGCGATGCCTCGGCTACGTGCATATCGGCGAGCGTGTAGACTAGGCGAGATGCCTCTTTCTCAGCACGGGGACCCATCGCCTTGAGCCGCCTCAGGTGCTTGTCCGCGCCGCGGAACTTGATTGGCATCAGACGGCTCTCGCGCGGCAAACCCAATGCGAGGCCGCAGCGTCGAGTTCGGCCGAGAGGAGCCGCCAGCGCTTTTCGCGCACGGTGATCTCGTTGTCGGAAGTGATCGCCGGGAGACCCTGCGCGAGCACGATGATGCGCGCGTCGCCCTCCGCGTAGCCGTCTGCTCGCCTCATCGCGTCTGTCGCGGCGTCCACCTGCGCTTTACATGCCGTGTCGCCGCCCGTGTAGCCGATGACTGCACCGGTGACTGGATCATAGATCGGCTCGCCAGTGCCGGCGTGGAGGGTCGCGTCCAGGTAGAAGCCCCCGAACGCCGCCCCGAAGATCGCCGTCACGCCGCCGTCAAGCAACCCCATGCGGCCACCTCCCGGCATAGCAGGGAAGGGTGCCCGTCCGCGCCACGCCCGGGCCACTGACGCACCCGCCCGCCAGCTCCACGAACCGCGCGCCGTAGCTAGTCGAGGCCCACTTGCCCGCAGACCCGCCAGAACCTTCGCCGCGCTGTAGCTCGAGCGAGCCAGACTTGATCCGCGTGAAGCCGCCCATGCCCTGTGCGGCCATCTCGCTTTCCGCGCCGGTGCCGATGCCTTGCTCGCACAAGTAGTGCGCCGTCGCGAGCATCGTAGCGAGGTCCATGCTGTCGCCGAGGCAGGATTGCAGGGGCTCGGTCACGCGCACCGCTGCCGCGCTCCAGAAGTCGTACTGCGCATCGGTGACGGCGGAGAAGGCCGGAAAGACCTCGATGAAGTCGGCTCGGGTGGGCGCGGTGTAAGCCAACGTGGCCTCCTATGAAAAAGGGCGGGCGCTCAGGCCCGCCCCTATGCGTGACGATCGGGAGGTTGACCGTCAGGACTTCTTGTCGGCCGGCTTCGTCAGTTCCTCGACCTGCTTGGTGAGGGCGGCGTTTTCCTTCTCGGCGTCGGCGAGCTTCTTCTCGGCTTCCACCTTGGCCGTGTTGCTGTCCTCGACCTGCTTGGTGAGGGCGGCGACTTGCTTCGTCAGCGCGTCGAGATCGCCCGCATTGACAGGCTCCGCAGCCGCTGCCTTTGCCGCTCTGGCACCGAAGGCGAACCAGTCAGTTCCCTTGGCCGACTTGAGCTCGGCGTCGGAAAGCTCCAGATCGTCGCGCGTCTCGCCGGCCTTCAGCATGACGGCTCCGGTGGTCGTATTGACCATGCGGGGGCCGCCCGACGTGTTGGTGATGGTGTGCTTTGCCATGTCGACCTCCTTAGATCCCGTCCAGGTAGCGGAAGGCACCCGGACGCTGCACATCGACGCCGCCGGTGCGGAAGATGCCGGGAACCTCGAAGTTCGTCGGGCCATCTTGGTAGACCGGCAGGAAGCGGTGCGGCATCGGCAGGTGCAGGCTCACCACGTCCTCGCGGTTGGCGTAGCCCACCATTCGGCGCGTGCTGCCGGCACCAGCGGTATCAAGCCCCAACACGCCGCGGATCGTGAGCTGACGCCCCGTCTGCTGCGTGTAGAAGTTGTTCCGCATGATGTACGAGAGGATGGTCTCGCTGTTCGTGTCGCTGATCGGCGTCACTCCGAGCCATGCCAGTACCTCGAACGGAAGCAGGACGGTGTCGATCATCTCGACCGTGTTGCTGCCGATGTAGGTCCCGATCACGACGCTGTTGAAGTCCCGCAGGATCTGCGCGGGGGTCTTCGTCGGATTGCCACCAGCATCGAACCAGGTGGTCACGGACCCGGTGCCGTCGGCGGGCGCCGTTCCCGCCGTTACGCCGGACTGGTTGATGAGGCCGTTAAGGCCCTTGGCGGCATCGCCAACCTGCGTAACGTTCCACATGAACTCGTTGTAGGCGCGGCGAGCCGCAGTGGCCTTCCGCGTCCCGAGGTTCATGCCGAGCAGCTGCGCCTGACCGACCTCTTCGAGATCGTAGCCGTAGCCGATCGCGGCCATGTGGACGGCGTTCTGCACCTTGTCCATGGTGACATCGGCCTTCGGCACGTCCTTCGCGCCGCCCGAATACCAGCGAGCCGCGCCGGCAGTCGAAGAGATGAAGGTGACGATGCCCGGCGTCCACTCCGGGGCCGAAGTGTCGACGAAGACCAGTTCGTTCCACGGCAGCTCCGGGAACTTCGTCTCGTAGGCCCGCGGATTGATCGTATAGGCCTGCGCGATGACGAAGTTGAAGGCCGCCGCGTCGTTGAACTGATGAGTCTGCATGTTCATTCTCGTTCCCCTCAGGACGGGATGCGGCGCAGCCGCACCTTGAAGATGGCATCGGCGCCGGTCGCGGCTGTTTCAGCCTCGGCCTGCGGGACAGCGTAGATGGCACCAGCCACCGCGGCGTCGGTCCAGCGAAGGTTCGCCGAATCCCAGTTGAGGGCGGTCCCGGCAGCGATCGCCTTGCCAGCAATGCCGAACCAGTTGCCTTCGTCGGCGACCGGGACGTTGTCGCCAACGCCGTAGGTGTCGCCGGTGCCGCTGGTGACGCGCCGGATGGCGGCGATGCCGATGTATTCGCCGGTGGTCAGCGGGTTGCAGCCTTCATCGCCGTCCCGCTCGACTGGTGCGCCAAAGGCGATGACCGCGCTGGCGGTCTTCGTCCCGGCATCCCATTCGCGCATGTCGGCGTGCATGCCGGGGAAGCCGGCAGGCTGATTGAGGTCGTAGGAGGTCTGGAGAGCAGGCATGTTCGTTTCTCCTTAAGCCGCGGCCGCGTCGCGCTTGTCGCGCCATGCATTGAGGTTGCTGACCGAGTCCTCGAAGGCCTTGGCCTCGATGCCGGCTGCGTCAGTGGCCAGCGGCTGTATGATCCCGTGCGGCACAGTCGCACCGGCCTTCACGTCCGCCGTCAGCGTCGCGAACGAGGCGGCAATCTGCGCGTCGTTCCAATCCTTCGCGGCATCGCCGATCTTGGCCGAGACAGCGGCCTTCATGATCGCCGGTTCGTCCATTTCGTCGGACACGGTGACGCCGAGCGCCTTGGCCTTGTCGCAGACCTGCGCATAGGCCTTCGCGGCGTCGCGCATCTGCTGCGGCGTGATCTTCGCGTCGGCGACCTGCTTCTCGAGCGTGGTCACCTTGGCGTCGAGCTGCTGCTTCTCGGTGGTGAGGGTGGCGACGTCGGCGAGGGCCTTGTCCTTCGCTTCCGCCGTGTCCTTGAGCTGACCCTGCAGCTTCTCGATGCAGGCTTTCGCCTCGTCCGAGACGTTCGGCACCTGCAGGCCGTCAACAATGAGGGTATGCGGCATGGTGCCGTCCTTTCGGTCGTTGGTGAGGGATGCCTTGAGCCTGTCGAGCTTGTCGGCGGTGATGGCGTCGCAGACGGGCAGGCCGTCCTTGATCGCGCAACTGGATCCGGCGCGTCCGCGGTCGACCAGGGCGACGTGATTGCCGCGGATCGAGCGCTGCACGGCGTCGTAGGCGATGCCGTCATGCGTGCCGGGAGTAAAATCGAGGTCGGTGGCATAACCGTTCGAAAGCTCGCGTTTGCCGGAATCGACGGCGGCGATGGCTTCCTTGTCGGTGAGCAGCAGGTCGAAGGCGACGTGCTCGCCGTCGCGCACCGCGCCCATGATCGTGCCGCGGGCGTGATCGCGCCAGTTGTCGGCCGTCACACCCTCGCGCGGGTGGTCGTTCGTGATCGGCTTGCCGATGAAGCTGTGGATGCTCTCGCGGTTGAACACCTCGTCGCCGGGGCGAAAGACCTTGACCACGGCCTTGTCGCGCAGGCCGTGCTTGTTCTCGGGGTCAACTTCGTAGCCGGCGTAGTCGTAGAGACCTGTGCGTGCGACGCGGGCGCGGACGGCCATGTAGCCGTCTTTCGTGCGCTTGGGGGCATCGAGCGTGAGGCGATCCGCGAGGAACATGGTGCGCGGTGTGCCTCATGCGGAGCAATTGCTTCTACGGACGGTAGCTGGCACAAACGCCCCGGGAGCAAATTAGGGGGAGAGATTCGTATGTCTCACATTTTTCGCTCGGGCGGCCAGTGGGCAGGCTACATCAACAACGGCAACCTCTTCGACGCCAAAGGCAACTACCGCGGGTATGTTGATGGCAACGAAGTGTGGGGTCACGACGGCAAATATCTGGGTGAACTGATCGACGGCGCGTACGTGATGCGCAAGACCACGGCGATGCCGAAGATGCCGCGGATTCCCAAGATCGCACCAATTCCGCCAATACCGCCGATCCCGCCTATGCCTCGCATGCCTCGCATGCCCAAGATGGGCTATGAAGACGTCTTCTAACGTTCGACCTCACCCATAATCGCCAGATAAGCCTGCCGCCGACACCCACACCAAGGCGGCTCGCTCGGCGCATCCCCCGACGCGATGGTCTCGCCGCCTTTCATGACGGTGCCGTCAGCGTTCGCCCGCTTGTTCGATCCAAGCCGGTAGATCCTGCCGTTGCGCGCCCGGTGCTGCTCGCGCGGATGACGCTTCCCACTGTGGCGCCATTTCCAGAGCTCGACGCCAGCCTCCGCCATGCGCTCGGCATCCAGCGCGCCGCTCAGCTTCGTGTTCTGATCCGCGGCAATCCTGATCGACCGGGCACGCGCCATGCCGACAGCCTCGCGCAGTTCCCGCGCCAGCTCGCGCGTCGGCGTCCGGTTCTGGTAGGCCCGGAACACGGCGTCGGAGATGCGGCCCTTCGCCTGGTCGCTGACATCGGTGACGAGCGCCACGTTGCGCGCGATCCACGCCTCCAGCGTCTCGCGCACGGGTTGCGCGGTCAGCACGGTCGAGAGGTCGACCTCCGTGCCGGCCTTCACGCCTGCGATCCACTTCGATCGGTGCCATTTCTCGATCGAGACGGCTAGGCGTTCGACCCCGGCACCGAATGCGACGATGAGGCGCGACACTTCTTCGGCGGTGCGGTCGATGGCTGCTTGCTGGTCGGCCGGTGCGTCAGAAAGGGTGATTTCCTCAGAGCGTAAATCGTGGCTCAAACCCGCAGAAATGCTGGCTTCCGAGGTGATTTCCTTCGTCGAAACGCCAATCGTAAATCGTGTCCCGTCCAGTGTCGGCACGGTGTGGCCCGCCATGATCGCGTCGATGTTCTCCTGCCACGCCCGAACGATCGGCATGTAGAGCCGCGCGAGTTCCTGCGCATGGGCCTGTGTCGGCTCGGGTGGGCGGATTGTAAGGTCGCGCCTGATGCCTTGCCGGCGAGCGAGCGCGGGGAGGTCAAAGCTCGCCATCGGCCATGCTCCGGGTCAGCTTGTGAGCGGCGATGTGCAGCGTGGCGAGGGTTTGCGGCGCGTCGGTGCGGCCCCATCCGTAGGTCTCGACTTCGCCGTCCTCGTCAACCGTGAGCAGGATCGCGGCCTGGAGCGGGTCTTCCTCGGCGCGGTCGGCGGCGCGGCGGAGGTGCGCGGGAATGTCGGCGAGGGTGTGGTCGCGGAGGAGGTGGAGGGAGGGCATTAGCGTGCCGCCGATGGGCCAAGCGCATCCATGATCCGTGCCGGCGCGGGATAGTAGTCTTCAAAGACTGCGACGGCCAAACGCCCGGTGTTCCACGCGAAGCTGTCGAGGTTCGTCCGATGGCGCTTAAGCAGCGGGTGCGACGCCGACTGGTGGTGGCCGTGGACGATATGCTTGCCGCTGCAATGCTGCTCGTCGGGATGAAACTCGGCATCGTCGTGATCGACGTCGCCGGGATAGAGCATCCACTGGAGGGTTTCGGGCTTGGCCTCGGTGAGCGGCTGATCGAACGGAACGCCAGCATGCACGAATATGCGCCAGCCATCCTCGTGATAGATCGGCAGTGCGCGCAACCACTCCATGTGCTCGACCGGGACCCGGAGCGGCAGGAGATCGTCACCGCTCCGGTAGCCGTAGGATTCCAGCGTCTGTCCGCCGCCGTTGCCTACCCACCAGCGCATGAGCTGCGGGGAAGGCGTGGACAGCGCTTCCAGCATCATGGCCTCATGGTTGCCCTGCAGCACGACCCAGTCCCAGTTAGGACGCTGCGGCCCTGCCATCAGCAGGTCGATGATGTTGCGACTCTGCGGACCCCGGTCGACAAAGTCGCCGAGGACGACGAACTTCCCGCCCGCGTCGCCAGCGTCGGCTTCGATCAAGTCGATGGCGCGACAGAGAAGGTCGAAGCGGCCGTGGAGGTCCGCAATGGCGTAGGTGCGGGTCATAACCGCGCCGCCGAATAGCCGACCCCATACTCGCGACCATCCGGAGCGGTGCCTATCAGGGCGATCGTGCGATCAGGCCGGCGCTCGATGCGCAGCGGACATTCGGGCAGCCCGCGTTCGAACTGGAAGCGACTGAGCACCCTGAGGGCTGCTCGGCGGCGCTCGCGGACGGTGCTCATCCCTCGCTCACCTTCCCGCGCCAGCCCTCGTCGACCTCGCTGAACAGCTCTGGACCGAAAACCAAAGGCCCCGTGTAAGGCTCGATCGTCGACACATTGACGCCCTCGGCCTTCCACGTCAGCGTGACGTGCGGCCGATACTCCGGCCAATCCCACGACGCCCCAGCCTCGACGATGCGCTTGTGCCGCCATTCGAGCTGGTCATCGGCGAACATCAGCGCCACCGCATCGCCTTCGCCGAGACGCTCCACGGCGCGCGGGCCACCCGGGCGGACGCGCAGGTGGCCGTTCTCGTCGCCGCTCCAGTCCGTGCCGACCGCGAACCAGTCCACCGGTGCGCGGCTGTAGGCGATGGTGACGTGCATGTCGGAAGCGGCGAGGGTGGTTTCGAGGCCCTGCGACTTCGCCCAGCGGATCACCTCGTCGGCGTTCATCAGCTTGCGTTCGATGTAGAGCGTCTTGGGCGCGGCGTCGGCGAGGAATCGGGCATCGTTCGCGGCACGGCGGGCGGGCGCGTTCGTCCCGCCACCGGCAGATTGCTCGATCACCTCCCTTCGTGCTGTGCGCTCCTCCGCTGTGAGAAGATCGTCCTCGTCGCCCTCGGGCATTGCGTTCGCCTCGCGCTCGGCTTCCTCCAGCCCCTCTTTCAGGGCCGGCCACCGTCCGCTGTCGATCATGCGCTGCTGGACGGTCTTTGCCAGTGCCGTCTCGGGCACCAGGCCGGAGAGCGAGAGGTTGTTCGCCGTCTCCGCCTCGAGCTTGTCGATCTCGGCGAACTCCTTCTCGGTCGGCGTATCGAGCGGGCTGAACTTCCAGTAGAGATCGGCCGGCAGACCCAGCCCGGGAAGCATGATCGCGTCGAGCTTGGCGAGTTGCGGCCGCAAGTCCATGTTCTGCCGCGTGGCGATCATGGAGCGGTAGTTCTTCTCGTCCGATTCCCCGGTGCTGTTCATGCCGTCGGGCGACTTGCCGAGCAGGCGGGTGGCGGGAATGTCGGCCGCGCCTGCGACGATCGAGAGGTAGGCTCGCACCATGTCGGGCATCCCGGCCCACGTGAGTTGGCGCTGATCCCACTCGTCTTCCTTGTCGAGGAAGATGCCGCGGTAATTCGACTTGCCGAGCGCGGTGGCCTCGAAGCGCTTGCGCATGGCATCGTCGCCGCCTGGCTGCAGCAGCCGATCGGTCATGCCGGCGATGCGGTAGATGTCGAGCTTCGCTTCCTCGACGAGATCGGCAAAGCCCTCGGACACGCGCTGCGCATCCTTCACGGCGCGGTCGACGCGATCGATGACGGCATCCCCCCACCAGTCATTCGCGGGTTGCCCGCCGAGCATGTCCGGAACGCGCTCGCCGCGGAAAATCAGCAAGCGAGAGGGGTGGATCCGGTCGCTGCCCCGTTGCCCGCTCAGCGTGAAATACTGCGGCTCGTCGAACGTATCGCTGGCCGGGTCATAGTCGATCTCGCCCGGCGTGAGACGGTGCTTGTAGAGTGCCTTCACGTAGACCAGCTTTTCACCCGGGCGAACGGGCTGCGAGAGGTCGGCCGCGTTCGTGCCGAGCAGCACCGCACCGCCGCCGAGACGCCCGAACACGAGCGCGGTCAGTATCGCGCTGTTCAGGCCAAGCCGCTCTTCCTCGGCTTCAATCGCCTTGATCTGATCGTCCTCGGCTTCCCACTCGCGCCATTCGCGGACCATGTCCTGCGCGGGCAGGTCGACGATCTTGGAGATGAGCCAGGAAGAGCGATAGGCCGCGAGAAGCTGGGTCGGGTCCATCTGCTGGAACCACCAGAACGTGTGGCGGCTGCGGTCGATGGACGTGCCTCGGCCGGAGAGCGCGTTGATCAGGCCATCTCGGAGGTTTGTCACGACGCCCATGGGGTCGGGTGTGCTAACTCCAGTCTATTCAGGCTACGGACGGATAATCACAGCGCATCGAGCGAGCTGGTCTTGCCGTCGAGCATCAACTCGGTCAGCGCCCACACCAGCGCGTCGGCCCGGTCAGGCGATCCCTCGCCGACGTAACCGTTCGCGGTGAAGTTGCACATCTGGTCCTCGAGGTCGGGAAAGTCGCCGACGTGGTGCACCTTGCCCTGCTCGTAGAGCGCGGCGATCGGCTCGGCGCGCACCACCTTGCCCCGGCTCGCTTTCACGTCACGGTAGGACACGGTGCGGTCGGCGCTCTGGACGATGGCGCGCACCATGTCGCCGCCGAAGTTCGCCTCGCCGACCACGCGATCAGCCCGGCGCCGGTGATACAGGTCGACCGCACGCCGGCCCCAGCCTTCAGGCGATAGCTGGCAAGTGGCGTCGTCGAGCACGTAGCCTTGACCGTCCACGCCGAGCGCGGCCACGACGATTCCGATGTCGTCTCCCCCTCCGTCGCCCTTGGTGCCGCTCGGATCGACCGCGACCACGATGCGCCGGAAGTCGGGCACGTCGGCTTCCGTAACCCTGAGGGCGTCGATGCCGGGCATTGCGCGCCCATCCTCCGCCTTGCGATCCTCCAGCGACCACAGCGCGCCGTTGACCTCGCTCGCCCACTCGCCATCGCGGAACCTGGTGCGCTTGGCCGACGACATGCCATCGAGCACTTCGAAGTATTCCTCCGGCAGATTCTCGCGGTTGTCGTCGGGATTGATCTTCATCTCGACGTAGTTGTCCGGATCGGGCAGCGACTCCTTCGTGCCGGGCTTCAGTTTCGCGCGGAAGAGCTGGTAGCTCCAGTGCAGCTTCGACGGCGGATTGCAGTCGAAGTAGGCCTTCAGCGCGAGGTGTGTTCGGCCTGTCGCTGTGGCGATCGCGGGTGCGAGCGCGCACTTCTGCGCAAGGCGCGACATGGCCGTCTCGATCGAGCCCCACGGTATCTGCGAGGACTCGTTGAAGTAGAGCGTGCAATTGTGACCTAAAAATCCGTCCGCAATGAGCGTCTTGCTTGAGGTGCTCAGCGAGACGACCTCACCTTCACCAAGGTCGTCGACGCGGGTCACCTGCGCAACATGCCGGCCCTCGGGATTGGCCCTTGTTCCTGTGCCGTGCCCGGAACGGCAGCCTCGGGCAACAAAGCCGCGCCTCCCCTCCCATACAGATCGGGCCTTCGGTAGCAGCCGTACCGGCCTCGTGGTCCCGAGTAGGCGCAATGCAGACCAGATACTGTCGGGTTGTACTTTGGCGCACCCCTCCTTTGCCAAGTGCTCCTTGTAGCCAACGCCGAGTCGATCAAACTCCGTGCGAATTTGATCGAGCACGGGTCCTGGATTTTGAGCCACTCCGACGTTGCCAGCAGACGCCCAGCCCTCGCCGTCCAGTATCCCAGCAAGCCAACCATCGGCCTTTGTTGTGCCCTCATCCCAGACGGGGCAGGCGAAACGCACGCTATCGCCGGGGCGCAAGTCATCTGCGCGGACCCACGACAGCGACCGGAAGTTTCGAGTGCGGCGGTCGTCCCGATAGCCAACGAACTTGTGACACGCAGACACGATCGTCTCGCCCTTGTTCGTCACTACTCGCAGCCTGCGAGTCCGGATGGAGCGAGCAGCCGTCACGGTCGACGGGATCAACTTCATGTGCCCATTGAGATCCTCGGGGAAGCCGATTAGCTCCCGCCCCACCTCGACTTCCGAGGCACGGACCCATGTCAGGTCCGAAGCCAACACACGGGCCGAGGGATCGAGGCAGTATTCCTGGCCGAGGATCTTCTCGACCCGATCCTTGTCGTCGAGGCCCGCGATCCAGATCTGCGACCCGTTCGGCAGCTCGACGTAGAAGTCGGTCTTGTCGAACCGCACGCGCAGGGCCGGGAAGCACAGCTTGAGGACCTTCGGCAGTGTGTCCGACCAGATCGAGGTCTTCGCGTGATTGAAGCGAAAGCGGAAGATCGCGTGCCGGCTGTTCGGGGCGTTGATCGCACGCTGGATGATGGCGCGGACGAGGAGGAACGTCTTGCCGGAGCGAGACCCGCCGCGGAGCATGATGTTGCGGGCGGGGCCGGCAAGGAGGCGGTTGGCTTCGCGTTGCTTAGGGGTGAGGGTGGCAGTCACGGACGCGGCTTGCGGCACGGCGCGGAATGAATGACAACGCGGCCATGACTGGACGCGACCACCTCATCACTTGCTTGATCATGGGAGCCGCCGCCGGCGGCCTGGGCATTTTCGTTGCCCTGATGATCCGCGTTGGATTTCCGCTGGAGCCGGTAATGGCCTTCCTCGGCGCCCTGACCGGCGCGACAGCTACTGTGGCGGGTGCGGTTTGGGTGGCCGACCGGAACCACAACATTGAGATGTCCCGGGAGGTTCAGATACTCACCGACGCTCTGGGCAAACTTCAGAAGTCGGCTGAACATGCTCAAGCTCTTGAACCGACTGACAGTAAGACAATGCCGGCAGAGTACCGCGAGGCGATCAAGCAGTTTGGTCTGAACTCTCGCGCCACTCGCATGATTATCGATCAGGCTATTCAGCGCAGCAAAGCTCTCAACTTCCATCAGATGGCGTCTCTTGGGAACCTGCACGGGATGGTTGTGGAAGTTGAGCAGTTCTACGCCGATTGCTTTGAATCGCCGGAGGATCTTCATCCCGCCGACGATCGCTCTTGGGGAGCCGAACTCCACTATTCCATCGAACTCATTAAGGTGACTATGCGCATCCTCGAGAATCCCTAAGTTCGCGCTCACAGCCCCGCGTCCTCCGGCAGAACGTTGATCTGCATCTCGCCCGAGTGCTCGACCTTGCTGCGATCGGTGAACTTCTCCGGCCGATGCGCCTTGAGCAGGATTTCCAGCATCTTGTCCGAATATTCCTTGTAGGTCGCGGTGATCACGCCCTGGAACGTCACGGGCTTGTCGGTGCCTTCGACCGCCCGGCGCCATGCTTCGCGCTCGAGCTTGTCGGCGGCTTCCTGCTCAGCCTCATCCCACGCGGCGGCGAAGGCTTCGTCCTCGTCCCGCCACTCGTAGGCTGTCGACCGCCCGATGCCGGCCGTCCGCGCCGCCTCTGATACGTTGCAGGTCTCAGCGAGCGTCGCGAGGAACGTCTCGCGCGCGCGATCTGTCCGCGATGTCCGACGCTGCTTGCGTGCCTTAGCCATGCGCCACCACCTGCCCCATCCGTAGGCTCTCGCGATACCGACGCCGCTCTGCCCGCAGCTCCTCCAGTCCACCGCACTCCGCGATCCACTGCAACATGACCTCGGTGCGCGCGCCGTAGTAGCGCTCGATCCCGCGCCATCCATCCGTGACGAACCGCTCTCGGAACCGCTCGGGCATGGGCGGATGCTTCTTCGCTTCGATCACGGTTCGATCTCCTCCCCGCCGCTAGCAGCAATCATCTCTGCCGCTTCGAGGCGGGTCGCGAACGGCAGACGGTTCCAGTGGCGGATGAACGACGAGAGCAGGTCGTCCTGGTTCGGTTCGAGGCGCGAGAGACTGCGCTGCTGACCGAGCGCTTCGTAGCGCAGGTCTCGGGCCGGCGTCCGGTCCCGTGTGGCCTTGTCGAGCAGCTTGCGGGCCTCACCGTGCGGCAGGCGCGACAGCGCGGCGTAGTGGTCGAACGACAGGTCCGTGCTGCGGTCCTCGGCGGGAAAGCTCTCGGCGACCTTGGCAATGGCTTCGAGGCGCTTGGGGTCCTCGAGGATGGCCGGCAGCGCGAGTTCCATCTGCTGCGCGAACTCGGGATCGGCCTTCGCCCGGGTGCGGCCATAGGCGTACCAGTCCGCGGCTTGCCACTTCGTCTCCCGGTCCCGCTGGATCAGGTCGCGGCCGATCGACAGCCAGCGCTCGAACGGCAGGTCGGTGGGGAGGGTGAGGGACGGCGTGTGGTCCTGCTCGATCACGGTCACGGCGTTCATCGCCCCACCCCCCGACTATGATCCCCACAGAACTCCGTCTCGGCCGTGAAGGGCCAAGCGGACCTGAGCTGCCCATCGGGCCGTTCCTTGAGCGTCGGGGCATGACGCCGGCACTGACCGACGCGTTTGTCCCCGAAGCGCAGTTCGCTCTGCTCCTCCCAGAAGTCGCAGCTCGTGCATTCGATGCTCATGTCGGTGATCCCTCCCGTCCGATGTTGGCGATGTTGGTGAACCGATGATTGGCCGAGGCCGCCAGGGTGCTGCGCCACCTCAGCAAATGTACCGGGGGCGTGCTCCACCTCCTGTCAGGGGAAACCCCTTTAGGGGTTCCCCTGCAGGTGGCGCACCGGCCCCTTTGCTGCTCCACCTTGCGCCACCTTTGCGCCACCTTGCGGCACCGGGTGGAGCAGACGGAAACCCGCAGAAAACCGTGGGTCGGGGCTTCGGCCAGTGCCTCACCTGCTTCCGACCCGGTCGACTGCGCCACCTTTGCTCCACATTTGCAATCAAGGTGGCGCAAACCGCAGAATTCCGCCATTTTCACTCCGTGTGCCATGTGCCGACCTCCACGAAAGTGCGGGTTTTGCGGTTCGCGTCGAAACCCTCGACCTCGATCAGCATCTCGTTCGCGATCCACTGTTTGAGGATGTCGTTGACGCGATGTCGGTCCTTCTTCGGATCGAGATTGCAGACGTCCGCGATGACGTTTCCGACCCACGCCTTTGCCTGCGTGTCGCGCCGGAACTGGCCGTCCGCTACGCGCGCCTGGACCTGTTTGAGGTGCCAGCCCGTTACGCCTTCGAAGCTGTCCGGCCACTGCCACGGGCAGGCCACGCCGACGCTATCGCCGTTGTCGAGGTCGACGTTGTTCATGCGGTGCCAGTCAGCTGCTTCTGGCGGGGCGAGATTGGCCTTGTCGTTCTGGGTACGGAAGTAGAAGCCGCGCTTGTCGGGCTCGATGCCGGCGCGCTCGCCTTCCTCCTTTGTCATGCGGTTGTAGACCACGACACTCCGGGCCGCTCCGATCAGGCTCACCGCGCCGCGGGAGGATTCCGCGGTAACCTCGGCTCCGTTGGTCTTGCGGACGTGATGCACCAGGTTGATCGAGCAGTTGCAGACGTCCGCAATGCGGGACCACTCCTTCGCCACCATGTCGATCGCGCGATTGTCGTTCTCGCTGACGGTATGGCTCGACACGAACGGGTCGATGACCATGACGTCGATCTGCCGCGCCTTGATCTCCTCGATCAGCGCCTCCGTCACCGGCTTGATGATGCGGGCGCCGTCGTGTGTTTCCTCGGCAATGCAGAGAGCTTGCTCGCGCCCGGTATCGGCATAGAGCCGATCGCCGAAATGCTCAGGGCCGAGATTGTAGTGCTTCGCCGCGGCCACGAAGCGCCGCTCGGTCTCCTCCGCCGGGTCCTCGAGGTTGTAGACCCACACGCGGTAAGGGCCGCCATGGATCGCTTTGCCAAGCAGTTGATGTCCCGACGTCAGCGACAAGGCCTCGACGACCTTGAGGCTGGACTTGCCGAGCCCGCCTGGCGCGATGTCGAGGCTCAGGAACTTGCGGATTAGGTGCCGCCCGTAGAGCCATTCGCGGCGAGGGATCTCGTGCTCGGCGCGCCAGACGAACGGCGTCGCCGTGATGCGCGGCCGCTCCTGCTCGCCCTCGTCGGGATAGTCCGGAACGGGCGGCAAGGTGGAGCGGCGCTGAGCGAAGGCCTCCCTCACCTTGTCGAGTCCGAACGTCACCTCGACATCGTTGGCATCGTAATTCTCTGGCACGCTCACGCAGCCCTCCGTGACGGCCTGCCGAGCGGATACGCGATGCAGGCGCCAATCTCGCTTGCGACCGCTTCCGCGCATTCGATGCCGGGGTTCTTGTAGGTCCCGGTCCGCTCCTCGAGATCGCAGCCGGTAGCTTCATCATCGTCGGCAAAGACCGTGAAATGCAGATCGGGCCGTCGCTCCGCCCACAGGCGGGCCACCTTGGGCATGTTCGCCGTGTTGAACGTGACGATGACGGGAAGGCCGGTCGCGCGGCTCAAGGTGTCGGCAGTGGCATAGCCTTCCGCGAAGATCGCTTCACTCGTCTCGGGCATGAACTCGCCCACGATAGCGAACAGGCCATTGACCCGGCCCCCTTCGAGGAACCGCTTGTCGCCGCTCGGGCTGATGCGCTGCAGGTTCCACAGTCGTCCGGCTTCATCGCACATCGGGACGAGTAGGCGGTCGCCCATCTGGCGCAGCGGAGCCGCGTTCAACCTCTTTCGCTCAGCATAAGGGTGCGCACTCGACGCGGGATCTGCGCGTTGCCAGAGATCGGCAGCATCGAGCGCGGCCTGCTGCTCACAGTCGCGCTTCTCGGCCTCGCGCTTCTCCTTCGCCGCGCGCCATTCGCGCTGGAGCGCGTCGCGTTCCTCACGGGAAAGGGCCGGGCGATCTTCACTCGACTTCCACTTGAGCGTGCCCGTGTTCATCTTGTAATTGCCGAAAGCGCCGGCCGGCCGCTCGTCGAGATAGAGTATCGCCCACCCGTTCTTGCGCCCCTTGCCGTCCCCCTCGCAGCGAAACCGGATGAGGCTCCCGCTTCCGAGGCGCTGCGCGATCGGTTCGGACGGCTTGACCCCGTTGGCTTCCATGAACGACACGAAGTCGGCGATGGCATCGTGGTAGCTCATGCATCCTCCAGCGCGAGAATGGCGATCCAGTCGGCCGCTTCCTGGTCGGTGAGATGGCCGTGACCACGCGCGATCATGATCCGGGCCTTCTGTTCGGCCGGATCGGATTCCGCTTCGATCGCGCGGATTACGAGGCCGCGCAGGATGTCGCCCAGGTCACGCGGCACGGCGCACCTCCGCGACGGGAAAGCTCTGTCCGCGCAGCCATTCGGCAGCGTCGTACGGATCGAAGAAACAGGCGCAGGGCACGCCGAGCTCGATGAGTCGGTTGCCGAACTCGATCTGCTGTGCCGAGAGGACACCCGGGCGTCCGGCCTTCGAGTAGCCCTTGAGCTCGATGTAGGCGACGAGGCGCTGCCGCCAGACGCAGGTGAGGTCGAACACGCCGGCCCGAATGCCCTCCTTGCGCGCAGTGGCGGGATTGCGCTTGCCGGCGTTCGCATTCGGGTAGACCAGCACGCGCGGGGCCGACCAGCGCATAACGGACAGGAACGTGCCCTGCCGGTCGATCTCGCTCCAGTCGCGGCGACCGTCGGGAGCCTGCACCGGAAACACAGGCACAGGGTCGAGCGTGCTTTCGAGATCGGCCCAGTCCGTCATGCCCGCACCTCGCGGCGCTTGCGTTCGGCGGCGATCATCCGGTCGATTTCTGGCACCGGCAGGCCATAGGAGCGCGACAGGCTCGCCAGGTCGAGGCCGTCGAGCGACGGCCGCATGACGAGTAGCTGGCCGAGAGCGGTGCGCTGGTGGGCCTGTGACGGGGATTTGGAGCCGAACTGACGTCTCATGCTGCGGCGACCTCCGCGAACATGCCCGCGTCACCTTCAATGCGCTTGCGCGCGATCTCGGCGTATTCCGGGTTCAACTCGATCAGGACCGCATCGCGACCGAGCCGATCGGCAACAAGTCCGGTCGTGCCGGCGCCCCCGAACGGGTCGAGCACGAGGCCGCCCTTCGGACAGCCTGCCATGATGCAGGGCGCGACCAGCGCCGGCGGAAAGGTCGCGAAGTGCGCCTCACTGAATGCCGCGGTGGCGATTTCCCAGACTTCGGGCGGAATGATCGGTGAGAGGTCGGGTTCGTAGTTGCGGAGGAGGCGGCTGTCCCGCACTTCGCCCGACGCTTCGGCAGCATCCCAGCGGTCATTGAAACCGCCATATCGACGCTCGGCAGATAGCCCTTTCGCGGATGCGGCGGTCGCAGTTTGCTTACCACCAACAGCCTTCATACTGCCGTTCGTCTTCCGCCCGGCATTCGCGCGGTCGGAACCGGCCTGGCTATCGATGTCCTGCGACCAGCGCTGCAAGCTCGCCTCGGCGGCAGGCATCCGCACGGCTTCGCTGTCGTAGTAGCTCGTTGCGCTCTTCGTCAGCAGAAACAGCTTCTCGTGCGCCGTGCTCGGCCGATACCGACCGGAGGAGTCCGGCATCGGGTTCGGTTTGCCCCAGATGATTTCCGAACGAACCCACCACCCGGCATCCTGCAGCGCGATGGCGAGCCGGTTCGGGACCATGCAGAGGTCTTTCGGCTTGAGCATCCCGACGCCGACGACGCGCGGACCGGTTTGAGCACCGAGATTGCCGAGGTTCTGGGTCTTTCCCGCGCGCGCCGTCTTCTCGTATTCGCGATCGAGGTGGCCGTAGACCGGCCCGACCGTCGAAAACGGCTTGTCGCGGAACGTCCGGTCATCGGTCCCCGCCGCCTTCGTCGCCGCAGCACTCCGTCCGTTCGGCTTCGTCGCGTAGCAATCGCCGTAGTTGAGCCACAGCGTGCCCTCGGGCTTCATCACCCGGCGCACCGCGTCGAACACGCGCACCATCACGTCCAGGTGCTCTCCTAGCGTCGGCTCCATGCCGATCTGGCCATCGACGTCGTAGTCGCGCAGGCCCCAGTAGGGCGGCGACGTGACGACGCAGTCGACGCTGTCGGCATCGAGATCTGCGAGACGATCGAGCACGTCGCCGATGAGGATGCGCACACTCATCCCGCCACCACCCGAACCGGCGAGCGCTCGAGCAACTCGGCGACCTTGGCTGCAAACTCGGCGTCGGCAGCGCGGCGCGCCCTGACCCGATCCAGCCCATAGAGCACCGTCGAGTGATCGCGCTGAAGAACCCTGCCGATCTCGGTCGAGCGCCATCCCCGCTGCGAAGCCACGTAGCAAACCACCTGCCGCGGCGTGGAATGCATGCGAAGCCGCGAGGCGGAGGCAATATCCTTCGCCGGCACGTCGAAAATGCGCGAGGCTGTGTCTATGATCTCACGAACCCGGGGGCGCACGACGATCGGCTCTGGTGCGGGGCGCGGATCGGCGGTGGCAATACCTTCTCCCAAGAGCGTGACGATCCTGCGGTTGCCGACGCGCTCGATGGCGATGCGGTTCAGGTCGCGGAGCTGCGTCAGAGCCTCGCTGATACCGTCCGCGCTGGCGCCGAGGTGCGCCGCCAGGTCGCGGTTCAGCGGGCAGGGTTGGCCGGCGCGCGCGAGTTCGCGGAGATAGCGCAGAAGCTTGGAGCGCAGAGGCTTCATGCCGTAGCCTTCCGCGCATCCCGCTTCGCCTTCGCGGCCTGCGAGGCACGGACACGCTGAGCCTGCGCGGCGAGGGCTTTGTCGGCGAGGGGCTGGAGGCGGCGAACTTCTTCCTCGGCGGCGGCGAGTTGTTCGTCGATCTGGTCGCGTTCATCGCGCGCGGCATCGCGTTGGCGGGTCAGTTGGTTGTTCTGCACTCGGAGCTGACTGAGCCGATTGCCATCGCTCGCGGCCTGGTTTTCAAGCTGGTTGATCCGGGTGCGCTGCCGCGCGTGAATGTCCTCCGCGGTACTGACCCGCCCATTGAGCACCGAAAGCCGCTTCCGCAGCGTCCGACGATCCATGTAAAGCGCGACCGCAGCGATGGTCGGCACGGCGATTGCGGCAGTGGTGCCGATGGTGATCAGGTCCATTTCAGTTCCTCCCAGCGTTGGCGGGCACCACTCGACCACGGCGCGAAAGCTTCTCGGCGCCATGCAGTGATGCGAAGGTGGAGTTGGCGGCGCGCTCGATCTGGCGTGCCTCGTTGCGAGCGGCTTGGCGCTTCCGGCGCTCGATCTCGCGCTCGCCCTGGTGGGGCAGACGATACCGGTTGCGCGCAGGGCGATACCCTGCCGGATAGCGCGTGCGGCCCATGTGGTGCGGCTCGCGAAGTGCCCCGGGTAACGACAACGACGCCGCGGCCATCCCCAAGATGTGCTTGAACATTGGTCAGTTCCTCCCTTTGAGTTCAGGCAGCACGGCGCGCGTCGTCTTCATCGACGACCGCTTGCATCTGCGGGATCAGTTCGCGGAAAAGGGCGGCGAGCACGGCGGTATCGACGTGGCAGCGCTTCCCATCGCGCAGGCGGTCGATCAGCTCGGCAACCGAGTGACCGAGGCCGGCGGCGAGTTCGAGGTCGTTGGCGGGGTTCGCGCGAGAAGGCGTGAGGCCGGCCCAACCCATTTCCTGATGCAGCGCGTCCGATACGCCGCGATGCAGGTTGGCGATGTTGAGCAGGTTGTCGATCGAGGGCAGGGAGGCTTCTGCCATCCACTTCTCGACCGTGCGGACCTGCACGTCGGCAGCATTCGCCACCTTGTCCTTGCCGTGCGCCTTCACCGCCTTGCGAACCCCGGAGGCAGCAAGCTCTTTTGCGCGAGCGTTCGACAAATGTTGATTTTTGCGAACGACGAGGTTGTCAGGCACGGCTACCTCCAGAAGCATGAGAAAGAGGGTCGGCAGCCAGCGGAACGGCGCCTTGGTAGACAGCGTCCGAGTGGGCGCAGATGCGTTCACCGCAGCCTGCGCAGCGAGTGCCTTCGGGAGAGAGGGCCGCGCGCCACGAGCCGGGGTCGGAATCGGTGTCGATGGTGAGGGTGGGGGACATTCAGGCGACCTCCCGACCGTAGGTCCGCAGCCACTCGCCAAACGAGAGGTCGCAGTCGTGATCGAGGAAGGCGCGATACCGGCGCTGCGAGGCCGTGAGTCTCGGGGCGGCGGGGCTGTTCTCGGCAACGTAGGCACGGCCGGCGTCGGTGACATGGAACAGGTCCATTTCGCCAGTCAGCGCATTGCCAGCGCGCCGGATCATCAAACCGCGCTCGACCGCCTCCATGCAAATGGGATGGTCGATCGAGCCCTCGCCGGTGACGAAGTAGTTCCGGTACTGCTCGCCTTGCCCGTACTGGTCGACGCCGAGCGAGTGCTGCAGGATGTGGAGCAGGCCCATCTACCCCCTCCCATCATTCGTGTTCGCAGCGCGCACGAGGCGCAGCGGCAGGAACGGGTAGCGAAGGCCTGCGATGATGAGGGTCGCGCGGATCATGCGGCGATCCCCCAGAAGTCGTTCGGCGTCACATGACCGTCCGTCTTCTCGTAGATGAGGGCCATGAGCTTCCGGGATGGGGTGATTTCCCCCTTCGCGGCGCGCGTGATGGTCGAGACGGCAACTCCAGTCGCTTCAGCAAGCTTGGAAGCGCTGTTGCCCTCGATCTCCAGATAGGCGGCTAGTTTCATGCTGACTATATTGCGCAATACGCAAATCAGCACAAGGCCCATTTTTGCGTATCACGCTATGGCGGGGGAAATTCCGCCGTGCGAGCCGTGCGCGATGCGCATAAAGCTCAAACAGTTTCGCGAGCGCCTCGGCCTCACACTGGAAGCGATGGCCGATCGCAGCGGCTTTTCGGTGAGCCAGCTCTCGCGCTGGGAGAGCGGTAACAACAACATCCCTAGTGAAAGGTTGCCCGAGCTGGCGCGCTCATATGAGTGCCGGATCGGCGACATATTCGAGGAAGACGATAGCCCCTTCGAAGCCCTGGGACCGACGCTCTATGTGAAAGGCGACGTGCAGGCCGGCGTGTGGAAAGAAGCGTGGCAGTTCGCCGAGGATGAGTGGGAGCGCTATACTGGGCGCGCGGACATAAAGGTCAGCCTACGTGAGCGTTTTGGGCTCCGCGTCGTCGGCGAGAGTATGAACCAGGTCTACCCGCACGGCACCATCCTAGACTGCGTTGCCTACACCGGCGACCAGACAATCCCGAACGGCAAGCGCGTGATCGTCCAGCGCATTCGCAACGGCGACGAGACCGAAACGACGGTGAAGGAATATCACCGCGACGCTGACGGCGTGGAATGGCTTGTGCCGAAGTCGGATAATCCCGCCTTCCAGAGCAGCTTCCGCGTGGATCAAGAGGAAGAAGGCGTCAGTCAGGCGCACATAATCGGAATCGTAGTAGCCGCCATCATTCCGGAATAAATTGCACAATACGCAAAAAGGGGCTTGACCTCTCTTTGCGTATCGCGCAAAACGTCTTCAACGAACCGGGCCAGTCCCGGGGCAAGTTGGAGATGAAGCATGGCGGAGAGCCTTTCCCTTAAGTGGGGCACATTGAAGGGCTGGGACCTCAACGAGGACGGTCCCGCGTTCAAGGCACTGCAGCGCTACCATGAAGAGCCCACGGCTCTCGGCGCGATGCAGCAGCAGGACACCGACAGCCAGAAACAGGCAATCTGCGACATCATCGACGCCCTCGATGCTGACACCGTCTACCTCGATTGGGACGGCAAGGACGTCAGCAAGGAAGAGGCGAAGCGGTACGTGCTGGAGTACCGCGCATGAACGCCCCCTCGAAAATCGCCGTCGCTACCACCCCCCACCGTCCGCGCGCTGCCCCCCTGTCTGCGCGCATCGCCGGCGCAACCCCCGGGCTCGCAGAGGTAGCAAGCGAGCCCGGCAAAGCTCACGAATGGCACCGCAGCCCGAAGGCGCGCGCCATCCTCGAGACGATCGAGCCCGCTGACGTCCGCCGCGACAAGGCTGACAGCCTCTGGGGCTCGCTGTTCGATAAGACCGAGCTCCGGCCTCTCAGTGAAGCGGCATGGGACGCGTACGAGCGCCTGAAAGCGCTGCGCATCGCTGCCGTCGACGCCGAGCTCGGCCATACCTTCACTGCCACGCAGAGCCCCTACAACGAGGCTCGCGCGACCCGCTGGCTCGATCTCTACGCCTCGGTTCCCGAGGTCGCGGAGGTCGTCGCCGAGGAGCTTGCCGGCCGGAAGGCTGGCGAGGGGAGGGCGGTGTCGTGAGCGCGTCGCCCTCACACATGCCGTGCTCAATCGAGCACAAGGTATCGCACCGCGAATGGGATGAGGTGCGGATCGAAGCGGGCGACTTCTTCGAGAACCTGCCGCACATGGTCGGCGATGCGATCAAGCTCGGCCTGATCGAGCACGACGAAAGCATTGATGATCTGATCGGATGCCCGACCCTCAATTTTGAGAACGGCTCGGTGGGCGTCGACGAAATGTGGGGCGTGAGGGATGGCAGGGTCTACACCTCCTCATTCAGCGGCGGACTCGTCGAATGGAGTGCTGAGGCCGCGTGCTACGAGCGGCTCGTCTACGGCAGTGTGCGCCCTCTCGGCGGCCTCGTGTCGATTGAGTTCACGCTGACCGACGAACTGCGCCCACTCTTTCCGAAAGGCGGTGCACAGTGACCGCCATCCCCATCCGCCACATCGCGAACGATGCGCGCATCAACACCCGCACCGTCACCTTCCGCGCCTGGCGCGTCCCACACGGCTCGCTGCATCCCGCGATCCCGCTCGACATCGGCGCCCCCGGCGACATCACCGAGGCGCTGGCGAGGGCGATCGACGGCACCGGGCTCCAACACAAGGACGCGCTGCTGATCCACGCCCGCGACGAAGCACGCCGAGCCGGTGTCCTGCGCAGCTACGGCATCAAGCAGCGGTCGCAGGCCGTGTGGCGCAAGTGCGAGGCCACTGGCGAGCGGAGGTCGGTTCGCCCGCTCTACGCCGACGAGCTGTTCGCGCTGCCGATCTTCGATTTCGAGCCGGAGCGGCCGTTTGATGCGCTGCGGGATGATGCGGTGGGGCTGGATCGGACGATTGTGGAGATTTTCTAGATGTCACATTTCTCAGTTCTCGTAATCACCGATCAGCAGCCGGACGATGACGCCCTCGCTGCGATCTTGCAGCCATGGCACGAGTACGAATGCACCGGCGTCGATGACGAGTATGTTGTCGATGTCGATGTGACCGACGAGTTGGTCGCGGACCATGCCAAGTATGGCGAGGGAAAGCCCTTCGACGAGTTCGTAGAGGGCTGGAGTAGCGCAGAGAAGCGCGACGACGGGCGCTGGTATCACCACACCAATCCGAACGCGAAGTGGGACTGGTGGGTCGTCGGAGGGCGCTGGAGCGGCCTTCTCCGCCTCAAGTGCGGGGAGGCGCCGATACTCGGCCGGCCGGGTGTGCTCGGCAGTCGTGCCAGCGATCATCCGCTCGCAAGCGATCAGGCCATGATGCAGGACATCGACATCGATGCGCTCCGCAACGAAGCGCGCGAGGAAGCCGTGACACTATGGGATCAGGTTCACCAAGTGACGGATGGCCTGCCCGCGATCGAAGAGTGGGCGGCGCTCCGCGAGCGCGTAGGGAACATCGAAGTCGCGCGAGCCGCTTACTGGGCACAGCCCGCGGTCGCGGCACTCAAGGCGCAATTCCCGAATAGCTGGAGCCTCGACGACGAGGTCGACGCCACCCGCCGCACGCGCGACGAATTCGGCCAACGTGCCGCCGACGCGTCGCTGAACACCTTTGCGGTCGTGAAGGACGGAAGCTGGTTCGAGCGCGGCAAGATGGGCTGGTGGGCTCTCGTTTCGGACGAGAAGGAAGAGGGCGCCTGGACGGCCGAGTTCCGCAAGCTGCTGGACGGCCTTGAGCCCACCGCGTGGCTGACGGTCGTGGACTGCCACATATGACCCACCCCCACACCCTCCGCACCGCCCTCGGCCTCACGCTCGGGCTGCTCGTCCTGCTGATGGCGAACGGGATCATCGCTGGGGTTGCGGCGGTGGCGAGCGGCGAAGTGGTGCTGAAATGACCCACCCACCCGTCACCTATGCCGATGCCGCGCAGACGATGCGCCGGGTGTTCGCCGGGACCGACGTCACCAAGCCGACTGCCGGGTTCTACCGCTTCCGCATGCGTTCGGGCGGCGTCCGCGGCGTCGTGCGCATCTGGTTCGGGCCGCCGCACGATCCTGTCACCGGTGAGGAGCTTGACCGCTCCTGGCGCTGGCAGGCCGAGTTCAATGGCGAGCCGGTGGATCTCGATCGCGTCTGGCCGGATTGCGCCGGCGAGCCCGTGACCGAGCAGGACTATCGCCGCGCCATCGCACGGCAGGAGTGGGCCAGGCAGCACGCTCCCGATTCCGCTTACGCCGACCACCGCAAGCGCCGCGATCCGCTCGATCCCGGCGAGCCGCTTCCGTTTTGAAAGGAGCCTCTGACATGGCCACGAAACCAGTATTCGATGACGTTCCGGCATGGCCGTCCACGCCCGCACCGGCCGCAGCGCATATGGGCCACAACAAGCCCCCGCTGGAAGATATCATTCCCGAGGAGTTCCGCGCCGAGCTGCTGCGCGAGCGGCCGCAGTTCCTCGAGAAGCTGAACGAGCTGGTCGATGCCGCGGATCGCGCCCGCGCTGAGGACGACGAGACGCTCGGCAAGTGTGGCGATCTGGTGAAGGCCTACCGGGCCTGCATCGCGCACATCAACAAGACGCACAAATCGGTGAAGGAACCGCACCTGCTCGCCGGCCGCCTGGTGGACGCCGAGAAGAACGCGCTGAACGAGCGGGTCGAAGCGGCGAAGCTAAAGGTCGAAAGCATCGGCGATGCGTTCGTCGCCAAGCGGGAGGCCGCACTGCGCGCCGAGCGTGAACGCGCTGCCGCCGAGGAGCGCGCTGCCGCCGAGCGTGCGGCCGAAGCCGAGCGGAAGCGGGAGGCCGCCGAAGCCGAAGCTCGCGCCGCCGCGCAGAATGCCGCGAACGAGGAAGAGCGCCGCGCTGCGGAGGAGCGTGCCGCGCAGGCCGCAGCCGAGGCGGAAGAGGCGATGTCCTCCGCTGCCCTGTCGCCCTCCGCAAGTGCTGCGCCTGAGCCCGTCCGCTCGGATGCTGGCGCGACCGTCTCCGGCAAGCAGGAATGGAAGTGCGAGGTCACCGACTACGAGGTCGCCTTCATGGGCTGCTCCGACGACGAGAAGGTCCGCGAGGCGATCGACAAGGCCATCGCCCGCCGCGTGCGCGCCGGATCCCGCAAGATCGAAGGTGTCCGCATCTGGCCGGTCGCCAAGGCCAACTACCGCTGACCCCCGGACGAAAGGACCAATCCGATGCAGTATGTCGCCTGCAAATTCCGCCCCGAGGACAAGCGCGCCTACACCTACGAGTGGGAGGGCGAACCGCTGACCAAAGGTGACATCGTCAAGGTGCCCGATAAGTCGGGCGATGGCTGGCAGCGCGTCACGGTCGACGCGATCAGCGATGAAGCGCCGCCGTTCGCCTGCAAGCCGATCCTCGGCCTCTACACCCCTGACGTCGAGCCGGATGCTGATGCGTCCGACGAAAGCGAGGACGCCACCGACCCGTTCGATGGCGTTCCGCTGCCCTTCTGACCCTCAATTCCAGCGGAGAAAATTAACATGAGCGCCCCATCCACCGCCATCGCAGAGCAGCGCGAACAGCCCCCGCTGGTCGTGCTCAAAAGCCAGCTCGAAGAGCGCGCGGAATCGTTCCGCATGGCGCTTCCGTCGCACATCAAGCCGGAGGACCTGCAGCGCACCGTCCTGATGGCGGCGCAGCAGAACCCGACCATTCTCCAAGCCGATCGCCGCAGCCTCATCCTGTCGTGCATGAAGGCCGCGCAGGACGGGCTCCTGCCCGATGGCCGCGAGGCCGCGCTGGTACCGTTCAACACGCGCGAAAAGGATGGGCAGGGCAAGTGGGTGACCGTCAAGCAGGTCCAGTACATGCCGATGGTCTACGGCCTGCGGAAGAAGATCATGCAGTCCGACGAGATCAGCGTGATGCAGGTCGGCGTGGTCTACCGCGCCGAGTACGAGAGTGGCCGGTTCCTGTTCGAGCTCGGCATGGAGCCTCCGATCCGCTACCGACCCGACCTGTCGCTATCCGTCGAGGAAACCGAAGACGATGAGATCGTCGCCGCGTTCTCGCTGGTGAAGTTCAAGGACGGCTCCTGGTCAGCAGAGGTCATGCGCCGCGCCGAAATCGACAAGATCAGGCAGCTTAGCCAGACCGGCGCTGTCGGGCAGGTTGTGAAGTTCGGCGCCAACAAGGGCAAGCCGATCGAACCGAAGGGCCCGTGGGTCGACCACTTCGCGGAAATGGCGAAGAAGACCGTCATGCGCCGGCACTCGAAGGTGCTGCCGATGAGCGGCGACATCTTCCGCGACGTCGAAGGCGAGGAGATCGATCGCGCCGCACGCTCTGCCGTCGCAGCGCTCGACTCGGTCGAACCTGATGCACCGGTCGCGCTGCCGTCGGGAGACGAGCTCGACGAGCAGGACGGCGGCGAAGTTGTCGATACCGAAACCGGCGAGATCAGTACCGACCCGAACACCGGCATGACGGAGGTCGACGAGGAAACCGCGCGCAAGCTCGACGCTGGCGACGCTGATGAGGAGGAACCGGCGCAGGAGGAAAAGGCCGACCCCGCCGCCCAGCGCCTCGCCAACATCCGCGCGCAGATCGAGGCCGCGAACAGCCTCGCCGCCGCGAACATCGCCAGCAACGAATGGGCGAAGCATCGCGTCGCCTACGATGACGAGACGATCGCCGAGGTCGATGGGATGGTCAGCGCCGCGTTCAAGCGGGTGCGTGGGGAGGGGCAGGGCAAGTGACCCTGATCGCCCGCACCGACGAATGGCTCGGCCTCAAGCTCTTCCACCCGCCGATCATCCGCTTCTGCCAGTGGACCGGCTATACGCAGCACCGCCTGCACCGCGATATGTGGTTTGCGGCAGGGCTCTACATTACATGGCGGTCGGTACAGGATGGCGATCACTGGCTCTGGACGGTGATGCTGCTGGCAGGGTGCCTAATCCTCGGCCTGCGCGCGGCGCTTCTGCCCGCGACGTGGCCAGAGAGCGGCACCCGCTGGTTCCGGGTGGCCATGTGGTGCGTTCTCGCGCTCGAGCTTCCCGCTGCGGTGCTGGCCGGCAAATGGCTTAATCTCGCGGATACCGTGTGGCTTCTCACTGCCGAATACGCCGCCACGATCACGACCATCCCGCCGCGTGAGAAGAAGGCTCGCACGTCGGCGCGCCGGGCCACGGTGTCGTCGTGAGCGGCTCCGGCCTCATCCCCTACGCCGTCGAGCCCCGCCGCTCGGCCGAGACCGAACGCGCCGACGTGCTGTCGCTGCTCGACGAGAAGATCCGCGCCTGCCGCAAGAACGACGCCACCGACAGCGCGCGCCGGTTCGAGGCGATGCGGGATGAGATTGTGGGCGGGTTGCATGAGAGGAGCGAAGGATGACCTATCCGAAACTGAAGCCATGCCCGGAATGCGGTCAGGAAATGACGCTCTTCCAATACGAAAGTGGGTGGTGGCGCGCCGAATGTGATCCGTGCCCCGAAACGGTGGGTGGTATCTACATTGGGTCCTGCGAGGGGCGGAAGCTGGATGCCATTCGCGCCCACAATTCCCGAACTGCCCCCGAGAGGAACGACCAATGACAGCACCAGTTGAAGTGACGCCGATCGACCTCACTGACGAGGACGAGGTTCTGGACCTCCTCACCGACTGCATCAGCGAAAGTTTCGACGTGGACTGGACGGCGCGAGACGGCGCTCGGCATGTCCTTGGCGGCTTGCAGCACGAAGGTATCGCGCTGGTCCGCACAACACAGTGCTCCGGGGTTACGCAGTTGGCGGAGTTCCACGAATTACTTGGCAGGTTTGGGCTTCTGCTCACCGATGATCCGGAGTTCGATCACGATGACGCCTCGTTTGGCGAAGCTCAGCACGCGCTCATCTCCGCCCTCCGCACAACACATAGCCCGAGTGAGGCAGAGGAGTGCGCTATCCCTCCGGAAGGCTGGCGCTGCACTCGTGCACCGGGTCATGAAGGACCATGCGCGGCGATACCCGCCACTGACGACAAGCTAGTGGACCTCATCCGCGATTGGATGATGAGCGGTGACCATCCCGTTTCCAAGTGGGAGCGCGACTTTGCAGCCGCTATCAGAGCCACCCTCCCCCTCCCGAGCGATAAGACGGTAGACGGTGCTCGCTGCTACGACTGCGGAAGGCCCTACGGCGACGAACACGGCTTCCCCGACCTGCTCGTGCCGCGTGAGGTCTGGAACGAAAAGCTGTCACCGGTCGGCCATGAAGGCGGACTGCTCTGCCCGTCGTGCCTGTGCAAAGCTGCGCATGACGCGGGGGTGAAGTGCTCTGCTGTGTTCACCAGCGGCCCGTTTGTTGCCTCGGATAAGACGGTAGAGCTTCTGAGGGAGGCGCGGGAGGATCTGAGGGGCCTCTGCGTGATTGCAGACCAGTTCTGCGATGATGCCGGCCTGTGCCTTGATGCGATGCCCCATATCCTCGACGCGCGAGAAACCCTCGCCAAGATCGACTCCCATCTGGGAGAGATGAAGTGAGCAGCCCGACCGCGAACCGCCGCGCCAAGGTCCTCCACCTCCCCGCCGAGGACACGCAACTCCAGCGCACCCGCGCACTGGCCGAGGCCTTCTCGCAGCTCGACGCCGCAGAGGCCGCATACCGCGAGGCGCAGACGGCGGTGACGGCTGCGTTCGGTCCATGGTCGGCCGGGCGCTCGATCAGTCGCGACGAGGCGAGGGAGCAGCTTGTTTCGACCGGGCATTTGCCGAGGCGGAGGGTTTGGGAGTGAGCAAGGCCGAAGTCACCCTCCGAACCGTCTCCGGCCTCCCGCCACGCGGGCATTGCCGCGAGGGCCATCCGGTCGTGGTGCACACGATGCTCGGCAGCCTGCGCGGCTTGAGCCGGGTGAGCCTCCCGCACGATCAGTCCGAGATGCTGGAGCGGCAGGCGCTGGAGATATTCACAATCCAAGCGAACGCGGGACTGCCGTTTGCGCAGTGTCTTGCGGGCATCCTGCTGAGCGGGATCGATTGGGGGAGGGCAGCACGATGAACGCGCACTTCACCCCGAAACCACGCCCCTATTCCGTTGCGCAGCTCGCCGAGCGGTGGGGCTGTAGCGAGGGGCTGGTTTACAAGCTGATCCGCAGCGGCGACTTGCAATGCTTCCGACCTGGTGCGCTTATTCGCATCAGCGCGGCGGAAGTGGAGAGATACGAATGTCAGGCGAGCAACGAGAATATTCCGTCCAGCGATTCGACAAAGGCTTCGCAATCGTCTGGTGGGAGGACGCCGGCGAGGGGCCGAAGCGTCGCCGTCATCGACTCGCCTCGAAAGATCGGGCCTCCGCCGAGGCAGAGGCGGCAATCCGCTGGCAAGTCAGCGACGGTGCATCGTGGTCCGTGGGCCGACTGATGAGCGGCTACCTCGCCTCGATCGCGCACAAGCCATCGCACAGTCGGCGGCAGGATGCGTGGAAGGCGATGAAGCCCTTCTGGGAGAACGTTGAGCCGGATCTGATCGGTGAGCCGATGTGCAAGGCGTACCGCAAGACCCGCCGAGTCGCCGACGCGACCGCGCGCTACGAACTCCTCCAGCTATCGACCGCGCTCAAATGGGGCAGGCGGGAAGGGCATATCACCGCAGCGCCAGCTATCTGGCTTCCACCGACGCCGGAGCGAGAGACGCGTCATCTATCCCGCGCCGAGTTCGCCAAGTTCTTCGGGGGCATCCGCGCTGAGCACGCGAAGGTCTACGTCATGCTCGGGCTGCACACGATGGCGCGCCCGTCGGCGATTCTCGATCTGACCTGGGATCGCGTCGACTTCATGCGCCGGCTGATCGATTTTCGGCCACCGGGCCGGGCGCAGACGGCGAAGCGGCGCACCATCGTGCCGATCAGCGATGAGCTACTCGAGACACTGCAGCGCGCCTACGAAGCGCGCACCTGCGAATACGTGGTCGAGCGCGGCGGGAAGAAGGTCGGCAACATCAAGAAGGCGTTTCAGGCGGCATCCGAAAGGAGCGCTGTCCATGCGACCCCTTACACGCTGCGCCACACCGGGGCGGTCTGGGCGGCCGAAGCGGGCGTGCCGATGGCGCAACTCGCTCAATTCATGGGCCATGATGATGATCGAACGACCCAGAAGCACTACGCGCGCTACAGCCCCGACTACCTTCGCAACGTCGCTAACGCGATTGGAAAAGGTTCGGTTGCGACCTCTGACCCCTGTTCCGGGGAGGTGTTAAGTGCTTGAAAGTAATTGGTCGGGGAGAGAGGATTCGAACCTCCGGCCCCTGCCTCCCGAAGACAGTGCTCTACCAGGCTGAGCTACTCCCCGACCGTGTCGGTCCCGTCCGGCGAAGTGCCGTGCGGGTCGAGGCAAGGCGGGCCCTATAGGCAGCGCGCGTCGGGGTGGCAAGCCGGCAATTGCAGGTCTAGGAAGTTGGCATGGCCAGCGCCGCACTTTCTGCCGATTCTTCGAATCGCGATCATCCCGAACAGCAGTATCTCGACCTCATGCGCCGCATCTGGAACGAGGGGAGCGAACGGGTGGACCGCACCGGTATCGGCACGCGATCGGTGTTCGGTGCGATGCTGCGCTTCGATCTCGCGGACGGCGCGATGCCGCTGCTCACCACCAAGCGGGTCTACTGGAAGACCGCGACGCGGGAGATGCTGTGGTTCCTCACCGGCGAGACGAACATTCGCCCGCTGGTGCTGCAGGGCGTGAAGATCTGGAACGAGTGGCCGCACGCCCAGTACGTGCGCGAGACGGGTGATGCGATCGCGCTGGAGGACTTCGTGCAGCGGATCGCCGAGGACGAGGCGTTCGCCGAACGGTGGGGCGATCTCGGCCCGGTCTACGGCAAACAGTGGGTCGACTGGCCAACGTACCGCTATCGGCCTGACGGCACCTACGAGAAGGGGCCGGGGATCAACCAGGTCGCGCAAGTGATCGAATCGCTGCGCACCAATCCGGGCAGCCGGCGCCATATCATCGAGGGATGGAATGTCGCCGAGCTCGACCGCATGGCGCTGCCGCCGTGCCACAAGACCTACCAGTTCCACGTTGCCGACGGCCGGCTCAATTGCGCGCTTTACCAGCGGAGCTGCGACGTTGCGCTGGGTCTGCCATTCAATCTTTGGTCGGGCGCGCTGCTTCAGCGGATGATCGCGCAGCAGGTTGAGCTCGAGCCGGGCGAATTCGTGTGGATGGGCGGCGACGTGCACCTCTATCTCAACCACGAGCACCTGATTACCGAGCAGCTTTCGAGGGAACCGCAGGGGCGGCCGCGGCTTGAGATAGTGCGGCGGCCGGAGACGATTTTCGACTATCGTCTCGAGGATTTCGAGGTCCGCGATTACACGCCGCTGGGGCCGATCAAGGCCCCTGTGGCGGTCTGAGACGGGAGAGCTTGACCCCTCCCGAGCTGTGAAATAAAATAACTCACACGTATAAGAATGCGTCTCACGCTTTGGGAGATCACCCTATGGCCGACAGGCCCGACGCGGACCGGGAAGCAGGGGCCAACAAGCCCACGCTCCGGCTTCACGTTCCCGAACCCAAATTCCGCCCTGGCGACACGGTGGACTTCAGTCATATCAAGGTCAGCGAGCCCGGTGCACAGCCGCGCCCCGACGAGGCGTGCGACGCCAAGGAGACGGCACCGCTCTGCCATGACCTGATCCGCGTTCTCGGCGACGACAATAAGGCTCACGGTCCGTGGGACCCGAAGCTCGATCCCGACACGCTGCGCACCATGCTCGGCCATTTCGCGCTCGTCCGCGCGTTCGACGAGCGCATGTTCCGCGGTCAGCGGCAGGGCAAAACCAGCTTCTACATGAAGTGCACCGGGGAAGAGGCGACCTCGGTTGCCGCCGCAATGGCGCTGGCGAGCGACGACATGGTGTTCCCCAGCTATCGCCAGCAGGGCGTGCTGATCGTGCGCGGCTACGACCTCGTCGAGATGATCAACCAGATCTATTCGAACAAGGGCGACAAGCTGAAGGGCCGCCAGCTCCCGATCATGTACTCGAGCCGCGAGCACAGCTTCTTCTCGATCAGCGGCAACCTCGCGACGCAGACGCCGCAGGCGGTAGGCTGGGCGATGGCGAGCGCGATGAAGGGTGACAGCCGCATCGCTGCGACCTGGGTGGGCGAGGGCAGCACGGCGGAAGGCGATTTCCATTCGGCCTGCACTTTTGCGACCGTCTATAATGCACCGGTTATCCTCAACGTTATCAACAACCAGTGGGCGATCTCCAGCTTCTCCGGTTTCGCCGGCGCGGAGCGGACGACCTTTGCCGCGCGCGCACTGGGATACGGGCTGGCGGGCTTGCGGGTCGACGGCAACGACGCGCTCGCGGTCTATGCCGCGCAGCGCTGGGCGGCGAACCGTGCGCGGGCCAATGCCGGGCCGACGCTGATCGAATACTTCACCTATCGGGCCGAGGGACACTCGACCTCCGACGATCCGACCGGCTACCGCAGCGCCCAGGAGCGTGAGGAGTGGCCGCTGGGCGATCCAGTGATGCGGCTCAAGAACCACCTGATCGCGCTGGGTGAATGGGACGAGGACCGCCAAGCGGAGATGGATCGCGAGGCGGCCGAGCGAGTCAAGGCCGCGACCAAGGAGGCCGAGAAGAACGGCACCCTCGGCCACGGCATGCACCAGCCGTTCCGCACCATGTTCGAGGACGTGTTCGAGGAACTGCCGTGGCATCTGAAGGAACAGGCCGAACAGGCGACGCGCGAGCGGCTGATCAAGTTCCACGGGGGGCGCCCGCAATGA